ACAAGTACACCGACCCCAAAGAAGCCGCCGAGTATGCCGTTTCAGTTGCCAAAGCGGTTGTGGAGGGGCTGAAAAGGAAGTGAGTATGGACGGAGTTTACAAAGACCCTTTCGGACGATTGCTGTACGACACCATGAAAAAGGTGCCGAATTGGGCTGTGGACGTGGAGTTTCGTTCGCAGAATCTCACCATGGAACAATCAGCTCTTGCCCGAAAGATAGTCAACGAGAATAAAGAACACACCCTTTGGGAAATTCTTGACGCACTGGCTCACGCGGGATTCCGTGGCGAGATTCTGCACAGCACTGACCCTCTATCGCCGAAAGTAGTTGTGATTAACTCTAAAATTGAAAAGTGACATGGAGACCAAGGAGCGCGAGGCGTACAGAAAAGCGTGTAGGCACTACGGCGTTGAGGGCAATTGCTATAAGCAATCCCACGCAGAGCGCATCTATGGCTACTACTTTGCCGTTGATGTAGCCTGCACTCCCGACTGCGGATGCGCGAGGATGAAACGATTTGATAAACGGAATGTGAAATGAATAAATGTTCTCCGAAAAGGGCTTTTTGGATAGATGCTTACCGTGCAGGGGTGGCTAAAAGTATATTGGAAATCCTTTGCGGAGAAAATTATGAGAATTTTCGGGCGGGAATACCCACGATTTTAATCGTGGGATGAAAGCCCGTTTTTTGGTTAATAATTTGCGTATCTGACAATTAATCACTATCTTTGTGTATGATTTCGTACAAATATAAGCTCTATTATTCCAAGCATAACAAACATCTCTCAGCAATGCTGATGGATGCTTCCTTTGTATGGAATCATTGTCTCGCCTTGCATAAACGCTACTATCGGATGTTCGGCAAATTCATTAATGCCAACCGTCTGAAAACACACTTTGCGAAGCGATACAAGATGCAGCGTCTTCACTCGCAGACCGTGCAGGAGGTGATTGAACGTCTTGACACGGCTTACAAGCGGTTTTTTGAGCATATCGCCAAACGAACGCCAAAGTTCAAGCGGGCTAAAGACTTCTCATCCATCGTCTTCAAACAGGGTGGCTACAAGATAGAAGAAAACCGTCTGACGATAAACAAAATCGGTAAGACGTTCCGATTCTTTCTCAGCCGACCTTATGAAGGCGCAATCAAGAGGCTTGTCGTAAAGCGCGACGCTATCGGGGATTTCTATATCGTGCTGGTTCTCGACCGACCCGTTACTACCTACGAAAAGACACATAATGGTGCATCCGTAGGTGTGGATTTTGGTCTTAAAACATACATGACACTCTCTGACGGCTCGTGTATTGGCAATCCTCGTTTTCTCAGACGTGACCTTAACAAACTCAAAAGAGCCTCGCATAGATTGTCGCTCTCTAAAAAGGGAAGCCACAACCACGAGTACAGACGCAAAGAGCTGGGACGAATCCATCGTATAATCAGGGACAGACGTTCCGATTTTCAGTGGAAGCTCGCACACAACCTTTGCAGACGGTACGACATCATCTGTCTTGAAGACCTCAATCTTTCGGGTATGACCCGCCTATGGGGCCAGAAGATGAACGACCTCGCCCATGCGGAGTTTGTCAACAAGCTGGAGTATGTGGCGACCAAATACGGCGTCACTGTCCATAAGGTTGATAGATACTTTCCAAGTTCTAAATTGTGTTCGTGCGGTTATGTCTATAAATCGTTAAAGTTGTCCGACAGGTCTTGGGTGTGTCCTTGCTGTGGCGAGATTCACGACCGCGACCTTTTGGCTTCTCAGAATATTCTTCGGCAGGGCATTGCCGATTTGGAGAGCGGTAGTAAGACTTCCAAAGCCATGCGAGGAAGCAACCGCGTTCGCATCCAAGAATCCCGTTGACTTTAGTCACGGGAGTTTGTCATCATGTCATGTCATGTCATACAAAATTGATAATTATGAGCATAAAGATTAAACAGCGTAAGCCATACCTCGTGAAAGAGGTTGGTGAGTGGAAGTTCACGTTCCACTACAAGGAGGGAAGCATTGAGCGGACTTTCCTTTCGATAACGAGTACGAGCGGCATATATTCAATGCACATGGGTGGTAACACCCATGCTTTTGGCTACCTCTTAGCCGCCGCGAAGCAAGGTTTAGACAATCAACTTGCCGGATATGCTACGACACTATATATTCCTGCAATGGGGATCACACAAGACCAAGGTCTGTGCAATGACGTTCAAAAGGCTATCAGCAAGTGGATGAAGCGCAAGGAAGCCGAGGCAAAGAGTGCGGCGAAAGCCGTCACCCCCGAACGAGACATGGCGAGTGCCGCCTTAATGGAGGATATTGCTTCCGAGCAGGGCATGAGCAAGAAAGCGCTGAAAGCGAAAAGAGAGGCTGACAAACAAATGATGAAAGAGGTATTGACCGAAAAGGACAATGGCGAGTAAGAACCGACCAATCATTGACAGAGGCGTAGCCCTTTCCACCATATCCCTTATAGATTTTTGCTACCGCAAGGGAGTTGAGGACGCGCACCGCATCGGTGACGAGGGTTTGGCGAGGGAATTTCTCGACAAGGTGTCGCAGACTGGCGTGTACGGCTTTCTGAACGAGGAGGGCATTACGATGAGCTGGAAAGAGTGGACGCTTCGGCTTATGGCGCAGGCACGAATGACGAGCTGGAACGGAGCGATGACGCGTTATTTCTCGCTTATCGGAAGCCGACCTAATCAGAACTACCTCGGCGCGTTTATCCCCGTGTCGCAAGCCTTTTACGCGAAAGGTGTGCGCGACTATGTGGATAACAGACAGCAGTTCGATTACGCGCTGTTTCAAGGGAGAACGAGGGTGTTTTTGACAGCCAAAGGCTTTCAGAACGTGAATAACAGACGGTACATAGATGAAATTCAGCTATGCTGCTTCGCCCTGCAACGGCGCGACAATGCGGTATGGGAGAACAAAACACCATACGAGGCGAACAAACTCGGTGCGATGAAGCCGACGCAGTTTGATTGGTATATCCGTGCTGTCGGGCTGGGGTTGACTTCTAATAAGGATTGAGTATGGCAAAGAAATCGGCAAACGTATATTCCACACTCGGAGCAAGCAACCATGCCACTGGAGAAAGGGCGCAGTACGATTTGTATTGCACACATCCGAAAGCAGTGGAGGAATTGCTTAAATTGGAACAGTTCTCACCTCAAATATGGGAGCCGTGCGACGGATTGGGGCATATCTCTGACACGCTGATTGCGAACGGCTACGATGTGCGCAGAAGCGACATAACGACACGCGGACGCGACATTGAACAGCTTGATTTTCTCGCTTATGATAGCGAGCAATGGCAAGGCGACATAATTACAAATCCTCCGTATTCATGTGCTACTGATATGGTGCGTAAAGCATTATCTGTTGTCGCAGACGGATGCAAGGGCGCATATTGTTCCTTGAAAGCAAGCATCGGCAGGATCTTTTCAAGGCATTTCCTCCGAAGCGCATTTGGGTATCATCTTCACGAATACCTTGTAGTGATCGTGACGGAAATTTCAGAGGAAGCGCACAAGGCTATGCCTGGTATCTTTGGCAGAAAGGATATAAAGGCGAAACGAAAATAGACTGGTTTTGAATATGGCAAGGAAATACGGGCTACCCTATCAAGGCTCAAAGAATAAGTTGGCGGAGCGCATAGTGGCATTGTTGCCGCCTGCCACACACTTATATGACGTATTTGCAGGAGGATGCGCTGTGACCCACGCAGCCCTGTTGTCGGGCAAGTTCAAGGAGGTACACGCAAACGACATTACGGACAGTGTAACGCTCTTTGAAGATGCTCTTAATGGCAAATATGAAAGCGAAAGCAGATGGATAAGCCGTGAGGACTTCTTTAGGCTGAAAGACAGCGACCCCTATGTGCGTATCGTGTGGAGTTTCGGGAATAATCAACAAGCCTATCTATACTCAAAGAAGATAGAGCCTTATAAGAAAGCCGTGCATGAAATGTTGTATGCCGCCACTCCAAACGAACGGAGGTTGAAGTTCAAGGCTGTTATCCGTGAGCTTGAAAAACTCGGTGTTATTTCTACCCCCCCCCCGATTTATGAAAGACAATCAGGCGGAGGACGCGAAGCAAAGGATTTGCTCGGTCAGTACGAGCGGTTGCAGACAACTGAACGAGCCGAGCAAGTAAAAGCGATAAGAAATGAGATTAACAGACTTGAGCACAATGAGAGAACCGCAAAGATTGCAGCACTTGGAAGCATCCAACTCTCTGAAAATCGGGGGGGGGTAATTCCATGAGCGCGAAATTGACAACAAAAGTAGGCGATTATCGGAATGTAGAGATACTGCCCGACAGTGTGATTTACTGTGACCCTCCGTATAAAGATACGGTCGGCTACGGCATAGAGTTCGACCACGAAGCCTTTTACGATTGGTGTGAGAAGCAGACGGCACTCGTGCTTATAAGCGAGTATTGGATGCCCGAAGATAGATTTGTCTGCATAGCGGAGTTTGAGCGTAAAAGCACGTTCTCGCCGACAAACAACTCTTTGAGCCGTATTGAGAAAGTTTTTGTGCCGAAAGGGCAGTTGGAAATGTATAAACGAATGATGAATATGGCAAAGAAGATTACAAAAGAACCGAACATCAAGCGGTACAAGGCTAAATGCCCTATCTGCGAGTGCGAATTTGAGTTTGACACTACCGATGCAGAATGGGACATAGAGGAGGAAACAGATGCTATCGGCAATGTATGGCGCATAGATACGCGCTGTATTGTGGATTGTCCCAAGTGTAAGACTACGCTTCATAAATGCGAAAGAATTGAGAAGTAATGGATGTATTTGACAACATAACACTTATTCACGGCGACTGCATGGAGTATCTTCGCAGTCTGCCCGACAACGCATTTGATTTAGCGGTTGTTGACCCTCCTACGGCACAGAAATACGCAAGAGGTAAGAATGGATTCGGTGTGAACAACAATAGACCTACTTTGTCAGATGTCGCATGGGATAATGCCATACCCTCGCAGGAATACTTTGATGAATTGCGCAGAGTAAGTCGCAATCAGATAATTTGGTGCGGCGTGTATTATACCCATTTGCTTCCTCAAAGCAAATGTTGGCTTGTTTGGGACAAGATAGGCTCTATGAATAGTGGCAGTCCTTTTGCGGATTGCGAACTTGCATGGACTTCGTTCAATAAAGTAGTGCGCAAGTTCACGCTGCGTCAGCACGGCTTCATTTCAGACAGCAGAGATGGAAAGCGAATACATCCCACGCAAAAGCCGACAGAACTGTATCGGTGGCTTCTTGAAAACTACGCCGATAAGGGCGACAAGATACTCGACACGCACCTCGGCAGCGGATCATCGGCAATAGCGGCTTACGACCTCGGCTTTGAGTTTGTCGGTATAGAGATAGATGACACCTACTACAAAGGGGCTGTGGATAGACTGAAACGGCACATCGAGGACAAACAGCCAACATTAGCGATATGAGCAGACCGATAAAGATACAGCACCCGACACCGAAAGAGAGGAACGTGGCGCAAGTTGCGCTCCCTATCGGAATGTATTGTAACAAGCCCCTGCAAACTGCGAAAATCGGGGACGTGGTGCAAATTCAAACATCATGGCGAAAGGACAAGCGAGTAATCACCAACATATGCCGTTTCCGCATCAACTCTCCCGAATTCACCTTTATGCTCCGCAGTATCTACGGCGAGAACATGACTATCGCTAAACTGATGGAACGTTGGGAGGCATGGGCGATAGTTGAGGGGATAGGTAAGGAGGGCTTTTCGCGTGACGAGGCACTTTTGCTTGAAACTCGCCCCTACGATGCCGAGCTTGCCGAAATGGAGGACGAGCTTGCCGCGATTGAGGCTCGGAAAGAGGAGGTAAGGAAGATGCTTGCCGATGCGAGAAAAGGAGTGTTTAAATAAAATCAGCAAGAAATCCCCGAGGTCTTTAGCCTCGGTGGATGAATTGCCACTAAACTTTTTTAGAATTTTCTTTTGCGGTTTCTAAAATTATTATTATCTTTGCGGTATGAAATATAGAGCATACAAATATAGGTTGTACCCTAACAAGCAACAGGAAGTGCTTTTGGCTAAGCACTTCGGATGTTGTCGGTTCATCTATAACTATGCTCTCGACAAGAAAGTCAAGGCTTATCAGAAAGACAAGACTAATCTCTCCCGTTTCGACATTCAGGCATCTTTGCCAAAGATGAAGAAATCCGAGGAATATAAATGGCTTTCAGAGGTCAACTCTCTTTCGTTACAAGCCGCACTCGCTAATTTGGATTCCGCTTTCGTCAAGTTCTTCCGTGAGAAGAAAGGCTTCCCGAATTTCAAATCCAAAAAGGCAAGCAAGCAAAGTTTTTCCATACCGCAAAACACGAGGGTGAAATTCGATGAAGGCAGGGTCTATATTCCCAAGTTCAGACAAGGAATTAAGACTCGCTTCCATAGAAAATTTGAAGGTCTTGTCAAGACATCCGTTATCACACGGACATCCACTGGTAAATACTATATTTCCATACTCGTTGAAGTAAACGAGGTTGATGCTACGCCTAAGCCAATTAGCGAAAACAAAGCAGTCGGAATAGATTTAGGCATCAAGACGTTTGCCGCTCTTTCTGACGGTACGGAGATACAGAACCACAAATACTTGAAACGCTCCATCAAGAAAGTAAAGCGCCTGCAACGTTCCCTTTCCAAGAAGGCCAAAAGCTCTAAGAATAGGGAGAAGGCAAGGCTCAGACTTGCAAGAGCGCATGAGAGAGTTTGTAATCAGAGAAATGATTTCCTTCACCAAGTGACACACAGACTGGTCGCTAACTACGACACTATCTGTCTTGAGACGCTTTCTGCAAGCAACATGGTTAAGAACCACCGTCTTGCACAAGCATTGGAGGACATTGCCATCAACCGCTTCAACACCTTGTTGGAATACAAGGCAAAGAAGCATGGTGTCAATATTCTTAGGATAGGCCGTTTTGAACCGTCCTCCAAGATGTGTACTTGTGGTTATATCAATCATGATCTGACTCTTTCTATGCGTCGCTGGAAGTGCCCTTTTTGCGGTGTCGTCCACGATAGGGACTTACTCGCTGCGAACAACATCAAGCGTTTCGCGTTCAACAAATTAAATACCGCTGGAACGGCGGAAATTCAAGCGTGTGGAGATATGGCTGGAGGTTACTCTGGCCAGCCCACGAAGCCCCGAAATCTTTAGTTTCGGGGTAGTTCAGACTATACTATAACCGATTTTGATAAAGAGATTACAGCCGACAGCATAATGGAATGCGACAAGGAATGAAAGCAAGCAGACCGAAATACGGCAATAAGCGTTGTTTCCTCGGCGATATGGAGTTTGACTCCAAGAAGGAGATGCAGAGGTATCTTGTGCTGAAAGATGCGCAGGATAAAGGCATCATATCCGATTTGGAGCGACAGCCTCAGTTTGAACTTATCCCAAAAGTAACCGAAACGTATGTCAAACACCTAAAAACGAAGGACAAAGAGTGCGAGCGGACGGTGCAACTTGCCATCCGCTATAAGGGTGATTTCAGGTACAAGAAAGACGGTATTGTAGTCGTGGAGGATGTAAAAGCCTCACCGCACATGGCTGCGCTTGACCCAAAATTTTTAATCAAGGAGAAGCTGTTTCGTTGGAAATTCGGCTTTTCAATCAAGAGAGTTTATAAACCGAATGACGAGATATGAGCAATTGTAGAATACCCTACTGCGGATTGTGCGCGTTTTTCACCGCCGAATGCTGCGACGGCTTCGGCTATTGCGCGATTACGGAGCGAGGTTGTGCGCGCAACAATCAGTGCGACTTAGACCACACGAAGATGAATCCGAGCGAGATTGTCAAAGCCCTGCACTACATTCAGAAGTGGCGCAGAGGTACGAACACGGTTATGCCGTCTCCCTATGTTTACGGAGTTGCTACAGATGCGGCGATTTATCAGTTACGCAAAATCAAATATCATGGCAGAAACAAGATTAATCCCTAATAGGCCCGCCAACGACGAGAGCAAAATTCCCGCTCACGACAAAGACATGATAGCCTACATTGTCGCCTTTGCAATCCCCAACCAAAAGGCTTTCGCGTTGTGGCACCCCGAATTTTTAGACAGCTCGGGCAAATTGAACAAGACGGGACGTGCAGCTTGCACGCAGTTTTTCACTTACTCTAAAAATCGGGAGTATGCGGATAGCTACGCCGCCTATCTGAAAGAGTTTTTAAGCAAAAAGGAGTGCGGGACAAAGCCCGAGACATCGGCAATCATAGACGATGCGAGAAAGGACAACGCTCGTGTCGCGCTCTACAATAAGGTAATAAGACTTATAGAGGGTGATGACGAGTTAGACCCCGACACACTGAAAATCGCTGTGGATATGGCGAAGAAACTTTCTATTGTGGCAGATGATGCGGAGGAGCAGGTGATTAAACCGGTTCGTTTCCTCCCATCGCGTTGCGGAGAGTGCCGCTACCGCATAGGCGTGGAGAGTATGGTGCTTAACGGCCATATACTCGATATGTGTCAATGGTGTAAAGCTCGCAGTTGCGCCGAAGAACACGGCTACCGCTTCAATGACGGCAAAGACCTTTTGGAGATTCCGAAAGAGATTATAGACGAGTTGGAGAGCAAGAACAACGTAAAGATGGAGGACATCTTATCAGGGCGTATAGATAATTAACCAAACCAAATAACCAAAACAATGAAACAGTATGAATTAAACGACCGCGTGGAATACTATGTATTCAGACAAGGCAAAAAATTCCACAGAGTAGGCTTCGTCAAGGCGTACCGCAAAGGGCTGTTCAAGACGCGCTACATCGTCTGCACGGCAGATAAAATCCGCGAGGTGGACGAGATTAAGCCGAAGCAGATTTTAGGCTTCGCACCGAAGAAAGAGTATGTAAACAAATTCAACAACTCATCAAAAACAAACGAAAATGGAAATTAAAGGTCGCGTAGTAGCGAATTTAGGCGTGCAGAAAGGCAGGTCGAAAGCAGGAAATGAGTGGTCAAAAGCAACGGTGGTGGTTGAGTATGGCGACCAATACCCAAAGAAAATAGCCCTCGACAATATGAAGAACGCCGACAGCTTCGGTGCGTTGGAAGTTGGAACTGAGGGAACTTTCCATATCGAAGTGGAATCTCGAGAGTTCAACGGACGGTGGTACACAAGTGTGAATTGCTGGAAGTGGGAAACCACACAACAAGCTCCGGCACAACCCGTACAGCAGCCAGTCTATCAGCAGACACAAGCTCCGAAAGATGATATGGGAGACCCATTACCGTTCTGATATGCCAAGAGCAGGAACAGAAACGAGGGCGCAGGGATTGACCTTGCGCCCTCTGCTTATTCGGCTATGTCCTTCCGGCTCGCGTTGTTGTCGATTTTGGGCGACTTCTCAGCTTTGTCGGGGTTGCCGTTATGTTCTTCCATATAAGTTCTTTGTTTTGAGTTATAATAATAAAGCCCACAACGCTTTTGGCGTTGCAGGCTCATGGCTCTTTTATGATTGCAAATTTACGAAAAATATCCGAAATAATCTTTGGCTATCTCGCGGATTTTTAGTAATTTTGTAGTGCTAACAAGATAATGGAAAACCATTCCGCCGAGCGTCGGACACGCTCAATTTCGATTGGGCTTTTATTATGCCCTCTTTGACCGTATAATGCGGTGTCGAGTACGAAGATTAAATAGCTCTGCGGAGTTACCATATCTTGTTAGCAACGTACCCGGCACCGTTTTTTTGTGCCTATAACTAAACAAACAGAGATATGCCTAAGAAGCTGACGAGAGAGGAGTTTATCCGCAGAGCCAATGAAATTCACAATGGGCGGTATGATTACAGCAAGGTTCAGTATGTGAACGGCACGACCCCTGTAATTATAATTTGTCCAGAACACGGTGAATTTTCTATTAAACCGCAGAAACATTTGGCAGGGCAAGGCTGTAAGCCATGTGGCTATATCCGCAATAGTCATACATTGCGCAAAGATACCGCATGGTTTGTCGCGAAAGCCACGAAAGTACACCACGGCAAATATGATTACTCCCGTGCGGTTTACAACGGTGCGGAAGAAGAAGTTGAAATTATATGCCCTATTCATGGGCTTTTCAAGCAGAGGGCTGTTAGCCATACGTCGGGTTACGGATGTAATAAATGTGCTATTGAGGAAGTACATAATCAGCAACGCAAACCAAGAGAACAATTCATAGCGGAGGTAAAGGCTATATTTGGGGATAGGTATGACTTCTCCAAAGTAGATTATAAACTGAATCGTCTTGCGGTTACTGTTATCTGCCCTAAACATGGGGCATGGCAGTCAAGACCGAATGATTTGCTACGCGGACATGGTTGCCCGAAGTGTGCAGATGAAGAAAATGCTATTGCAAGAATGTTGGATAGAACTGAATTTATAGAGCGTGCGACCAAAATTCATAACGGATATTACGACTATTCAAAAGTCCACTATCTTGGGATGAGCCGAAAGGTCGAAATAATATGTCCCGTGCATGGGAGTTTTTGGCAAGTGCCAAATTCGCACTTACAAGGCAAAGGATGTGTTAAATGCAAGGCCGAGAAACAAAAATCATTGGTATGTGGCGTGGGTGTTAACGATGTTTTAGACGGGCAGCGGGAATACGCTTATAAGGTTTGGTCTAATATGTTGCGGAGATGTTATGATGAAAAGTGGAGACATCGGTATCTCGCTTACGCTGATTGCTCAGTTTGCGACGAGTGGCATACATACTCAGCCTTTCGAGACTGGTTTAATATCCGATTTAAGGACGGATATGTTATTGATAAAGATATTCTTGTGCATGGCAATAAGGTTTATTCTCCGCAAACGTGCCTATTAGTCCCGTGGGAAATAAATGCCTTACTAATATCCGAGCGAGCGTCAAGGGGTGAATATCCAATTGGGGTTTATAAAAGCGGTAAGAAGTTCGTGGCGGCTGTCAGCAAACGAATCAAAGGCAAACATACGACTGCAATAGGTCGTTTCGATACCCCCGAAGAAGCGTTTTATGCTTACAAGCAAGCAAAAGAGGCGTACCTAAAAGAAATTGCCGAAGACTACTACAAGCAAGGCAAGATAACCAAAGAGGTGTATCTTGCCTTACAAAGATATAAAGTTGAGATAACCGATTAGCCTTCCGTTATTGACTTGCCATTTGCGGAGTTGTCGATTTTCGGTTTGGTGCCGTTATCATCATCTTCCTCCACCTCGATTGTTTCCTGCGGTTCGCCGTATTTCTCTTGCACCTCCGCTTTCGCGACAGCCGGGATTCGGGCCTTGATGTCAAGTTCCTCTTTCCATTCTTTTATAATCTGCTCGTAGTCCTCTACATGGCTGTTCCCTGCGTCAGACATTGCTGATTTGCGCGACTTGAGGCGATAAGCTACCATATCAAGTTCGCGCCTCAACACCTCACTATCGTTCTGCGGAATCCAAAAATCACAACCGCACGAAGTCCGCATGGTCGCAATCTTACTGTTACCCTCAATCTTTGCCACAAGAGCCTTAAATACATCTATGAGGCTGACGAGCGAGGGATAAAGATGCACAAACTCGTTCTTGCACCAAATGATAGTATCGGTAAAAAGGAGTTTGATTGCCGCTGACGACGGATCGGCCGCACGGAATATTTCGGGAGAAATATCGACGCTCATCGTGGACTCGCGGATAGACCTCTGTTTATTGGCTATGTCTATGGTTGCGATGTCAGAGAGGTTTGGAGGTGTCAAGAACTTTGCATCTGCGGCTTTAAGTTCTTCTACCGCGCCTTTCACACCGATAACCTTACCCGTCGAATCGGTGCGCGGCAGATTGTCGATGTCGGTTGCCTTGACAAATAGCGGAGCCTGCGAGTTGGCGCGCACACCGTCGGCTACAAACGAGCAAGCCTTTTCAAGTGTGCCTATTTCCTGATTGGCGATGCCCGAGGGAATGTCGGGCACTCTGAAATAGGTGCAAGGATTGATGCCTACGGGCGTTTGCGTCGGATTGTCGGCAAGGCAACGCCAGCCGTCTTCGCTCGTTTTTGCTGAATCCCATTTAAGACCTTTTGCAAACCAGCCTGAAAAACGCATGAACCACGATGCGTCTTTGTCGCTTTCTTTGTCGCCCTCAATCCATGTCTGCACACGCTCGGTCGTGAAAATATCCACGGCGCGCCTACCTCGGAGAGTGTAAAGACGGGTCAGCACGGGATTGCGATTCTCGTCATAGTCGGGAAACAGAATATCTCCTTTGAGATAGCTGAAAACCTCATACCGTAGCTGCCCGTTGTGAACGTACTGATAAATCGCGCCATCGCCCGTGAGGTAGCAGGACTTCACCAACTCCTGCCAAGCCGTATCAAGCCCCGCGCTGTCTTTCCATGAGTTGAGTTTTTCGCCGAGTTCGTGGTCTTTGTCCTCATGGCACACCCAAAAGCCGTTGCCCGCCATAAACGCCGCCTTTGAGGTGTTGATTCGCTTCTGCAAACCGAAACGCACCGTTTCCACAGGTTCAAAATCGACAATGTGCCATTCGTTTATCGGCTTACCCTCTTCGTCAAGAGCGGCATTGCCCTCATCGTCCAGCTTTTTGCGCACCTCGTAAATCGGTCTAAGGCTCATGTATTTGCTGTTAATGTCGTGCGCCAAGGGGTCATTCTCGCGGCAGAAATCCTCTTGGGTCAGCAACATATAACAGCCATCATCAAACGACATGGCGGATTGCTGATAATACTGCGCCCCGACGGGCGTATGCTTATCAACGGCATCGGGATTTATCCTGCGCCGCCAATACTGTTTTTGGAACTTGTCTGAAATTCTCATATCTCGTTTATATTGTTATCTGAATCGTCGCCACGGATTGACTATGCGCGGACGGTTTACCAAGTTGAAATAAGCGTTGTCGGGTACTCTTTTGGAGGGTTGCTTCCTCTCGCGTGTGTCAAGCTCAAAGACCATGCGGAGCGACATAGCGTCAATCTCACCGGGGGAATATTTGAATCGCGCCTTGAACTCCTCCTTTGAGTTGTAGTAGGTCTTGCCGTTTTTCTTTGTGGTGATAAAGAGATTCACGCCGTCGTAAAGCACGTCGATAAAGCGGCGTGTCTCGTTCTTTGTGCCGAACTTGACCTGCTTGTTGCGGTCAATCACACACGAAATGTCTCCGCGTTTGAGAGCGACTTCGAGCTTACCTAAAAGCTGAGAACGACAGTTGAAAAACTCGTCGCGGGTAATCGGGTTGCCGTGCTCGTCATACTCCTGCAAGGGGCGTTTGTTGGCGGTTACGGAGATTCCGTTGGTCAGACCTTGTAGAAAATATCCGAAGCCCGTACCGTCGTATGCGAAATGCTCAACAGACACGCCGTAGCGGTTAAGGTTAGACTTTATCCACCCGGCAAGCTCGGTAGGCTCGCCCGTGAAATACTCGATAGCAATCATCTGCAAGCCGCGCCAAATGATTAGCGGCGCAGAGTCGCCCTTACCGCCGCCCACATCGAAAGTGGCGTACATATTCTCGTCCTCGTCCTTGGGGTTCTCCCAAAGGCGGGTAATCATATCTTTAGAGACATTCAGCTCGTTATTCTCGATAGGACCGAAGTAGCCGCCTTTGAGGACTGCGCGTTGCGTTGCGCCCGTCTGCGCGAGGTTTGATATGGACTGGCCGCCCGTGGAAGATACGAGCATAAGGTTGTCGGCAGCTTCGCCCGTAAATGCGGTAAACGACTTCACCATGTCGGCAATGGTCAGTCCTGCTTCAATCTCTTTTTGTGTGAGCGTTATTCCTGCACGCTCCGCCACTTCCTCACGGGTATCGCCCCAAATATAATCATCAACCGTATCGCCGAGCTTGTAGTAATAGCGCGTTACGCCATTCATTTCGGGCTTAAAGTACCAATCACTACCGATATACCCGGCGTTGACAAGGTTTTTGGTGAGATAATGGTCGGGGCCGGGAGGATTAAATGAGTATGTAGATTGTGGAACCATGCCCGAATCATCACGGTTACGAGACTGCCAGTAGTTGTATTCAAACTCCGACATGGCATCCGCCTCGTCAAACTGCTGCAATCCATTCTGATTCTTCTTCGCCAACTCTATGAATTGCGCTCGCTCGGCAGGATTATCGGTATTGAAGTTGGTATGCGCAAGGCGGTGTTGAGTCATCCATTGCGGCCAATAGAACACGGGAATTTCGGCTGTATTGTAATTACATCCAGCAAATGCACCAAGCAGAATCTCGTTGTCGCGGAAGATTGAGCCACCCTTCTTTGAATCTTGCAGCCGTTTTGAAATCATCGCCGAGGAAAAGCCTTTTTTGTCAATGCCATATAAGACCTTGAAAATCATTGAAAAGGTGTTGTGTGTCACGATGAAATCGTCAGTCACATATAGATGGTCGGGGTTGGAAACGAGTATGCACCTACATTGTTTCTTGCCTACATATTCAATGCTCTTTATCACACGCCTCATTTGTGTGCGTCCATTCCTATACCCTTTTAATAAACGCTCTCGTTTACGGTTAAGACCGACTATTTGATGATTGATGGGCGTATTGATGTTAAGCACATAGCAATCTCTGCCTTGCTTTTTTATTCCATCATAAACAAAGGATGTTTTCTTTACTATAATTGAACAACGGCCACCAAGCGAGCGAACCAACCACTGAACATCTTTTGCAAGTTGAGGACTGACTGTGTAGAATTGTATATGCCCAAACTTATCAATATGACCATCTGTGTCTATAAGACCTTGCATCAATTCAAGACGAGATTTAACGTCGGCGTGAATATAAACGAGAGGGATAAATTTTTCCCAAGAGTAAGTCCCTTTTAGTCCAAGAACGGTCAGTTCGTCCCACAAGCCCTCTCTACGCAAGCGATAGTCACAACTTTTGGGGTCTTTGACTTTAGTACATTTATAACCGTCGTTTTCAATTCGCTCAATAACTTCACTATCATCAGAAGCCACCGTTATATTACATCCACGGCAACATCCGTCACCGAGAAGAACGCCCATCGTGTATGGCTTAATCGGTAATTTTTCGGATTGGAAATTTATCGGCAAACAGAAAGGTATAGCCGCTTTCTCTCCATTAGATATATGGGATATTATATCTTCAAGCGTATGCGTCTCATAATCTGAATACTTGTAATGCGGTTTCTTAAACGCGACACTCCATAAGTGTTCCAGCCCACATTCTGTTGATGCGCCGTCATCAAAAGTTATACGGTATACATCTTTTAAGCCATGCTCAAATATGCGCAATACGTTTTGAGTGTTACCATCCATGCTTGTTATGGTATCTCCTACCGAAAGAGACCCCATATCAACAAATCCGTAAGGCGTTAAAACTTTCGCGTCATACGGCTGCATCTTTCCCATGGTTGCAGCACCGCACAAGTAGATGGTATTTGACTCGCAAGCGCAGAAGTTCTCCTGCAAGCCCGGCTGTGGAATATAGTCTATCTTATCGCGTAGCAGAAAGCCGCCTACCTTAGTCCACCCCTTATCTTTGACCGTAGGCAGTTTGCGCTCCACACGCGGGTACGGAGCTGGCCATTGTTCGATATTTCGGATTAATCTGAACGCCATAGATGCTTAAAAACCGCGAAACCCACTTGTCCCGATGGGGTCAAGTGGCTCTGCGGCTCTGAGTTTGGTGCAAAGATAATAAAAATCTTCAATAATATAATGGATTTACTTGCATAATTCATGAAATGATATTATCTTTGCATCATGAAGGAGGAAGTATTATGCCCTCGATGCAAAGAACTCGGTCGAAAACAGCCCTTGCTATTCAAATATGAAGATTTGATGGGTAAAGGAGACTTATATGTTTGGTGCAAGCGATGTCGTAAAGAGATACGCATACCGATTGAGAGCATAAGCCTTGACAGATAACATATAAATTCAGGATAAGAGCCATAGAGCCGATTAACGTGTAAAAGCGTTGGTCGGCTTTTTTTATTAACCGAGAAACACTTCAAAATGAAGCAGAAATTATTGAACGCGCTAAAACAAGGGTATCCACAACTTGGGTTAAGCGACTCGGCTTTTGAAAGGGTAGCCGCGTTCGGAGAAACTTTCATCACCAGCGATGAGCAGATAGAATCTTTCGTGAAAGCGGCGGAGGCTATGCTCAAAGCGGAACAGAGCGCAGCCGACAAGGTGCGAACCGAACTCAACGCCAAAATCAAAGGCTTAGAGGGCGAGAAAGCAGACTTGGAAGCCAAGCTCAACGGCAACAACAATCCCGAACCGAAGCCCGAGCCGAAGCCCAACACTCCCGACATTGCGGACATCGTAGCAAAAGCGGTTGCGGCAGCTATCAATCCTTTGCAGGAGAAGCTGACCGCGTTTGAGACCACTAATGCACAGAAATCCGCAGTGGCAGCACTCGACGAGCTGCGCAGTACTTGGGACTATGCCAAAGGCTACCCCGATGAGAGTGCAGACGCTTACGAGCGGGTAATGGAGCTCTACGAAGTGGGCGGCAAGAAATGGACGGCGGACGAACTTAAAGCAAAGTTCACCGAGAAATTTAACAAAGCCGTGAGCAAGAAAGGCGTAGACACTACCAAACCCTTTGAGAGCGACGGAGCGGCGAAAGATGACGACTCGTTTGACAGCGACTACTTCACCGAACTCTACAAGGACAAAGTTGCCGGAGAAAAACAACCCGATTAACTAACCTAAACCCGAAAGCAAGATGAGCAATTACGGAAATTCATTCGGCTACAAGGTGACTGACGTGACAGGCGTAGAGCGCATCAACGTGTGGGACAGAACCGATGAGTTCTTCCCCGGCGGCGGTGTGCTTACTAAAAGCTCCACCAACAAGGAAGGCGACACTATTCCGGCAGGCACCCCTGTAAGCGTAGAGAAGCCCGGCGGCGCGGCGACCATCAACGGCGCCAACCCCATCGGACTGACCTATGAAGACGCGGTTATGGGTGCAGACTGCTGCACCCTTACCATCGTCACCAAAGGCGTGTTCCTCGTATCACGCACCAAAGCAACAGTATCAACCGCACAGCAGGCAAACCTGCCCGGCATCACATTCGTAAAGGAGGTATAACATGGACGCAAGATTTTTAGGATTAGAGTCGATGTTCACAACGCTGGGCATCAACTCGGCAAAGACCTTTCAGATGTGGTATAACTCCGGTCTGAAAGGACGCGAGACACAGGACCTCAACATCGCGGGCTGTCAGTATGCTCCCGCGCAGGCCGACTTCACGGCGGAGTTCCTCGAAAGCACCGGTGTAATCAAGACGATGGCCACCATCGTAGACCTCAACTCCGAACCCCTCGCACGCGGCAAAGAAGTTGAGATTAAGAAGCACGAATTTCAGATTCCGCGACAGAAAGTCAAAGTCAACTTCGGCGAGAACGATATGCGCAAGCAGATAATCGAACTCAACAAGGCCGACGCCAACGCACGACTCGGAGGCAACTCGCCCTACGCCACCGTGCGCGACTTCATCGCCAACCGTCTGTATGACAGCCTCGCAGAGATACCCGACCAGCACGTGCAGCGTCTCAACTTCCTGCGCGGCCAGATGTTCGGCAAGCACGAAGTGACCCTTAACGCAGACAACAACCAGAGCGGCATCGCCCTGACTCTCAAGAGCGCCGTGCCCGTCGGCAACATTGTCACCGAGCGATGGTACACTACAGGCGACGTAGGCACAGGGACCTACGTCGAAAGCGCAGACCCGATTCTTACTCTCAAGAAAAAGACCCGTGCCCTGCGCAACGACCACTACCACGGCTACCGCAACATCACTGTGGAGATGAACGCCTCAACCTTCTTCACTGTAGTGGAGCATCCGAAAGTGCTTCAGAAACTCGGCTACCTTGTGCGTCCCGAATTTGAACTCGTAACGAGCAACGACAGCAAAGCACAGGCACTCGGCAAGCAGAAACTTCTGTCAATGTCGGACGAACTGCTCAAAGAGTGGTTTAAAGAAGCCATCGGCGCAGACGAGCTGCTAATTGACACCACCATTGTAGGTGCCGCCCGACTTAACGAAAAGACCAAGAAGTTTGAAACCTCCGCCATCGATGCCTTCCCTGTAGGCGTAGTGCTTGTACGCCCCAGCGGTATCGTATCAGACATTTTCAATGTCACCCCCTACCGTCCGGACGCACAGGCTATCTACACCAACATCTTCGGAGGCCGTGGTATCATCGAATACTTCTACAACGCACGACAGCGCGAACAGACTTGGATTTCCGAGTTCACCGCACTTCCCGTACTGACCCGACCCGGCGATATGTACTACTACAACGTAGCGGGCAAGACCGCCACCTTCCCTCCCGTAGCCTCGCCGTCAGGCAATCCCAAGACACAGGGCTACTACGAGAAGAAATCGGACGGCACATATGTGCTGACTGAGGACACCAACGTGCAGTCGGGCAAGACCTACTACACCAAATCCTAAACGTGAGAGAGTATGACGGTAGAGCAATGGCTTAGGGGGCATTTTCACGGCCTCGGCAATCAGATAGAGGGGAATGTGCTTGAAGTGGCGGCAATCTCGCCCATGGAGGCACGCCCGACACCTTTCCGCGTGGTCGCACTGACCGACGAGGTGGAGGAGTATATCAATGACGAGGAATACCGCAAAGGTCTGAACTACGCCCTCTCTACCCTCTACTACTCGATGTCGGCGGCAATCACGGGCGGCACCAAGAGCGAGAAGCGTGGCAACAGACAAATCTCCATCGGCGGCTACCCCCTCACCACCAAAGACCGCGAGGCTTTCCGCGCACTTGGCGACAAGTTGCGCAGAGAGCTTGGCGCGGAGGTTGACGAGGAATTGACCGACAGCGGAGGGATGTTTGACGCTACGAATCTGCGCACGAAAGGAGGTTGGCGATGAGCGATTTGAGCTACCCCGACAAGTGCGTAATCACCCGAAGCACGGGCGAGACGGACGAGTGGGACAACCTCGTAAGCGAGGAGATATACAGCGGCGTGTGCGACTTTCAGCCGGGAGGACAGACCTCTCTGTCGATTATCACGCACAACGACGTGGTGTATCTGCCGAAAGCCGTGATGGTGTTGGAGAACGACAATATCACGGTGACTACGGCACTCGGACGCAAGCGCGAGGGAGTGGTGAAGCTCGCCAACGACCTCGGACTTGACCTCACGGGCGACTATGTGACGGAGATTGAGATAAAGCAGAGCGTGGAGAAGTAAGGTATGGCAAATCCAAGTGTAAGAGGCTATCAGAAGCAAAACTTAGACAAGTTGATGCAAGGGTGTATGATGTTTATTAAAAATGTCGCACAGCCGAAACTTGTGGAGGTTTTAAGTCAGAAAGCCGATGAGATAGTGAAGCTGATTGACAGCGGACTAATACCCGAATACACTGCCAACCTCCATGACGCTACGGGCGTGGCAGTCTATGTGGATGGGACGATAAAGCGCTTTGTCCCTACGGCAAGAGCGCAGAAAGCTACAAGTAGCAATGACAGGGGAACAAATCATTATGCCATTTGGGGTAGCGATTTTTTAGAAATGGCTATCAATGAAGCGAGCACTCGCTTTTCCAAAGGTGTATGGTTTGTGATATTCTCAGCTGTTCCCTACGCTTATCGTATCAACACACAAGGTTCACCAAAAGGACGCGGACAGGGCTTCTTTACGACAATCAGAGACACGGCTATTGACGAAATAATAGCCGGGTTGAAGCCGATAGGAGACGTGTCGGCGCACGTGGGAGGCGTGATGATATGAACTCAATCGCAGACCTCAATCCGGATGCAGTTCTCGCCAAACTCCTTGACAACAAAATCAAGGTGCAGACCTCGGCGACGCAGAGCCACACGATAAGGGCTTACGGCGACGAGGAGCGTCCCAACAAGAATCTCGCGGACGAGTTTATCGACGTGGAGTGGAACGGAGGGGCGCAGTCGCTCACGGAAGAACCGGCGCTTTTCAAAGGCAACCTCATGCTGACGATATGGTGCAAGGCGCAGACCGACGGCAGGGCGAAGAAGAAGCTGGTAAAGCAGATTGTTTCGCAAGTCGCTCCGCTCGTTCACCGCAAGGTCTCGCAGGGCTTCGTGTTCAGCTTCGACCCCACCAACGTGATTACACCGACAACGACAAATCTCACTACCGGCTACTCCACCACGATACTCAACGTGGAGTGGCATGTTACAGACGAATTTTTACAGAAACAATAACAATTAAAACCATACAATCATGGCAAAGATAGGTATAGCAAAAGCGACTCCGACCTCAGAGTTTAACGGTCAGAGTTACCTCATCGTGTTTGACGAGGTTGCCGACTACGCCGCCAGTGACATCAGCGTGGCGACCATTACCAAACACGGCTTCGACGTAGGTCAGGTCTTCCAGGGTTCGACCTCGTGGAACGGTGACGACCCTTCGTTTGACGATGTGCTTGACGAGCAGGGTGACATCATCGTCTCCAACCCGACCAAAGGCACCTACGGCTTCGACTTCGAGATGGCAGACTTCTCGGCAAGCAAGTTCCAGATATTCCTCAAAGGCGCGGTCATCACAACGCTCGGCACAGGCAGTGCTTTCGGCACAACAGCCACCGCAGTGGCAACCACTGAGGAGATGCCGATTATCGAGCGTCCCGTGGCAATCGTGAATGACACCGCGAAGAAAGCCATCTTCCTGCCCAAAGCCCGAATCCTCACCGGCCCGGCTATGGAGGACAAGCTGTTTGTGCTGAAAGCCGTCTGCAAGGCGCAGGCCTGCAACGTAGAAGGCAAGCTCGGCACATTCATGCTGATTGACAAGATTACTCTCGCCGCCGAAGCAGGAACCGACTGAGCCGATACGCTACAATACTAACCGAGGGGCGGCGGCTTTGACGCTACCGCCCCTTTTAATACAACACCACACCAACGACTGATAGCGAAAAAGCGAAAGACAGAGTGCTGAAATCCATTTGGGACAGCCTTGACCTTATGCCCTATTCGGAACGCCGTGAGTTTGCCGAGAGGATATTATGCCCTCCGCAGCAGAAATCCGACATGGAACTTATGATGGAATTGCAGCGCAAATATGATGAGCTGCAAGCCGACTGCAAGGACTTATTCAGCGTTGTGGTAAATCTTGAACAAGGAAAAGAAGAACCTACGATGTTGCAATTCAACAGCCCTGACGGCTACCCAAGTATTGTGCTTGACATTATACGACACCACGCCACATGGCGCAAAGAGCCTATAAACAAAGAGTGATATGACCGAAGACAAAGAAAAACCGCAGGAGCTAACCGCCGAGGAACTTGACCGCATGGTTGCGGCAAAGGAGCATATCAAGCACGGATTTCCGCGTGTGATAGCCGTCGGGGGCGAGACCTACACCGTAAGGCAGGTGAGCAAGAAAGTGAGAGAGCGCATCCATACGCTCGAACTTGAAGCCTATGCGCTGAGCGGCAAGCAGAAAGAGGCTATGCCGCTACGTAAGGCTAAGAAAATACAGCGCAAGCTCGACACGCTCCACGCCAAGACAGCCGCCTACTATCTGTTAGGGAATAAGGCTCTGTTCGTGCCGTTCCTTTTCGCTCTGACATGGCGGAAGTTAATGCTCCGCTACGAGGAACACACCGCCACAATAAACAACGCCGCCCTCAACGATGAAGAGGTGGGTTTTTCTTTAGCCAATTGGGAAAATACAAAGCAGCAACTCGCGCTCTCTATGAAACCAATTGGCGACGGCGTAAGAGAGACGCTGAAAAGATGGAGGGCGGCGGAGGCGCAAGCGGCGGAGGACGCTACGAAGAAAAAGGCGGAGGGCAGCAAGTAGACAGTCTGTTCGCCGAGGCGACCGACAACGAGAAGATAAAGGCGATATACGGCAACTTCGGTTTATGGTCGTGGCTGCGTTATTGGTTTCTCGACACCGAGAACTACGTCACTTTTATGCTTCTCGACAAAAGTTACTACGACTATGACTATGAGAAGCCGAGCAAACGCACCGAGGCTGCACTTACAGCGGCTAAGAGCGATGATGAATTGGAGGCTAAACTTCGCGGGATGGGTCTGAACGTAAGACCCAAGAAGAAAACCCTCACGCCGGAGGAGCTTCAGGCCGAGGTGATGAGCGTGGCCGTAAGCCACCGAACAACAAACTGCAGGTATTAAAATTCGAGCCACCCAAGCGGGCAGTAAAATAGCCCCTGCAACCTCTGACCGTCTTACGTCTTCCAAGAGCAAGAATCGCCTCGCGTCACAAGGGCTATACGAGTGATTACTTTTATAACCTGATAACGCGGGGCGTGTCATATTGTTCATTCCCCATAAAGATACTTTTATTATGCCAAAGATTGCAGAACTTGCCGACTATATAATCGGACTTGTCGCCGAAGAACTTGACGTGCCTAAAGAATCCATACTCTCCAAATCGCGAAAGGCGGAGATAGTCGATGCTCGGCACATGACAGCCAAACAGCTGCATATACTAAACGTATATCCCTCGCGGATAGCGGATATTTTTGGAGTGTCGGCGCGGACGGTGCAGTATGTCATAACCTCGTTTGACGCTCGTATTCAGACAAACAGGGCGTTGCGAAACTCCTACGCCAAACTTGCGAAAGCGCTCTGCGGAAACTGCGAAACAACTGCGAAGTAAATCACTGAACGAAAAGGGCTTCCAAAGTATTTTAACAGTACAGAGCGATGTTGCTCTGCAATCAAACAAATACTTCATAATTATGGAAACTGCAAACAAGGAAGTCATTGAGAAAAAGACTTACGTTCACGATGAGGACCACAAGGAGTACGCCTCCAAAGGCGTAGGCAATACCGGCCTCGGTCTCGGCATAGCGGGCACTGCTCTCGGACTGCTCGCTCTCAACGGTAACGGTCGCGGACTGTTCGGGTGGGGCGGAGCTTCGATGCCGGAGAACGTCAACATCAACGCCGTCGGGGGATCCGGGGCATACGGCGCAGCCGCTCCCACCGCTTTCCAGGCATGGGAAAAGAGCTGTGACGACGCTATCGCCCTCGCCAATGCGATGTGGGGTCTGAAAGTTGGCTCTATGCAGGCCGACTACGACCACCGCAACACCGACGTCGCCGAGAAGTTCTCGCTCTACAAGAGTCAGGTTGATGGAGATTTTGCTTTGTACAAGAGCGTCCGTGACCTCTACGACAACACTCAGGACAAGATGAACGCCTCCAACTTCGGTCTATACAAGAACCAGCGCGACGGCTTCGACGTTCTCAACGCCCGCATCTCGCAGCTCGAAAAGGAGGTTGCCGTGAGTGCTGCCATCCGTCCGTATCAGGACAAGCTCATCCAGTGTGAGATTGAAAAGGCTTACACTACCTCCATCAATCACACTGACCGCAGAATGTGCAAAGTTGTGGAGGGACAAATCGTCCTCCCGTCAACACCAACGGTAACTGGCTTTCAGTCAGCATGTTGCTGCGGATGCCGCTCCGCTCAGGGTACAGCAACGACTCCGACCGCCTAAACGGCGTAAGCGCAAATCGAAATAGTGGTGTGGTGTCCTTTCGGGGATACTCACCACTACTTTAACAAAACTCAACACCACTATTTTATGCAGACAAACGTATTTTTAGGCGGAGCAGACCCGCTGCTCGGCGGTCCCACAGTTACTCCGGTTGATTACGATAGGCAGATAGCCGAGCTTCAGCAGATGCAACAGAGGTTGGAGGCACAGCGTCAGCAGCAGAGAACACAAGCCGTCAGCGGACAGACGCAGTCGCAGGCCCCGATATGGGACGAGATAGAGAAGCTGACCGCAGAACTTAGCGACCGCGAGTTTGATATTGTCAACCGCGACGAGGAATTTCAGCAGAGCCAGCAGACGATAATGGCTATACTCCAGCGCGAACAGATGCGCCTCATGCGCCCGATCGTGGAGGGTACGCAGGACGGCAAGGAAGCACTTGAAAACCACCTCGCACTTATCAGGCAGCTCAAAAAGAAAGCCACAAAGGAGGCAGACCGCAACATGGAGCTGTTCAACGAACACACACAGCATTATTCCGACATGACCTATTCGGAGTTCTTGCAGATGAAGAACGGCACGGCCAAAGGAAGTAAAACCTCTAAAAAGTAAACGACCATGTATCTGAAAGAAGAAACCGCCAGACTTACGGGCGACCTCAAAGCAGCCGTGCGCAAATGGGCGTATGGGAAGATAGACGAACTCGCCGCAGACCGTCCGAAGCTGAAAGCGGCAACGGTGTATCTGAAACGCGGGCTGAGCAATTATATGGAGCGTGAGGACAAGCGCATCAATTCGATGGTTGACAGCCTGACGCTGTTTGTGGCCGACAAGGACGGCAAGATTGACACCGATATGCTCATTGACGATGCCGTAACCATGTTCAAGGAAATGGATGTGGCGTATGCCGAGATTGGCTCATTCGGCATCGAGTATGGCAAGGGAGCTGTGACAATCAATATTCCTCACAACGTATTCCTCGACATGATTTTCGGCGACCTGGGACAGATAAGGATAACCGCCGAGGATCTGCTGGAGATAAAGCAGCTGATGGAGGCTTGACATACTCCCACGCGCTTTAGCCGTGGGAGTATGTCAAAAACATTCCGCAAATTATGCAAGAAGCCTAAAGCTATATTATAGATTTTTTGTATCTTTGTACCGTAGTATTAAAAACAGAGCCTAAGAGCCGTACTTCTTGAAGTGCGGCTCTTTCTTATTACAAACAGATGATTGACTACTCCCACATAAAAGATACCACATTATATCCATCTTCGGGGTGCTTAATCATTCCGACGGTGGCGACACGATATTCATCGCCAACAAAACCAACGTGGCGAGAGTCGATGTTGTATCGTAGCAAATACATGGGAATGCTTTTATGTTCAAGGATTACGGCAGCGGTTTCTGTAATCATGCACAACTTCTCACAGTTATATTCGCCACCCTCTTTCTTGTATATATCCAATATCGCATTATGCTCTATATTACCGCACTTGACAGTAAAATCCCAAATGCGGTATAAGTTAATCGCTCGCTCTGTTACATCTATCAGCTCCCAACGAGAAAAGGGCTTATTCAGTTGGAAGTATTTTTCAAAAGGATTGGTTGGTAAATCACTTCCACTGATAAAGGCTTGGGCTAAATCATTATTCACGTGTGCAAAGTCAAACATTTCTGTTGATTGAAGCACAATACAATACAATGCTTTCTAACACAATACGATAGCTATGGCAGATAATTTAGTATTTGGGGTTAAAATAGACCTGCAAAAAGGAGTTGAAGAAGCCCTTAAAGACGGGGGTAAAGCATTAGAGAGAATTGAAAAATTATTCGGGAAGCACCCCATTACCATTAAATTGCGAATGGATAATAGGGTTGCGAGAGGCGCATCTGCGGAGCTTACGGGGTTCAAAAAACAACTTGCAGAATTGACACAGCAATGGAACTCCTTAACAGCAGCCGAAAGAGGCAGCGCAGCAGGAGCGGCTATCCGAGAAAAATTCCGCGCATTACGCACGGAGGCGCAAGGCTATACCTCAACTCTGCAAGCGGCAGTCAAGGCAGAGGATAAGATGAGGGAATCTCATTCTAAAACTGCGGCAAGTGCCAATAAATTATCTTCGGCATATCACAATCAAAGCGTCTATATTGAAAGACTGATTAAGAGAATGGCTATTTATGCGTCGATCTCTTATGTCGGCAACTTCCTTACCAACGTCAGAGAGGTAACCGCACAGTTTGAGTTGCAGAGGGTGTCGCTCGGCGCGATATTGCAGGATGCTAACAAGGGTGAGCAGATATTTTCGCAAATCAAGCAGTTTGCACTCAAATCTCCCGTTTCCATTCTTGACCTTACCAAATATACCAAACAGCTTGCCGCATACAAGATTGGCTATGACGAGCTATTTGATACGACAAAGCGACTGACAGACGTTTCAGTCGGTCTCGGCGTGAGTATGGATCGCGTTGTGCTCGCATATGGCCAAGTGCGCGCAACAGGCCATTTAAGAGCCTCTGAAATCAGGCAATTCACCGAAATGGGAGTGCCTATCGTTGAGGAACTTGCTGCCAAATTGAGTAAACTGAACGGAGAAACCGTTACTGCTGCGCAGGTTATAGATATGGTCAGCAAACGAGCCATATCCTTTGAGATGGTCAAAGAGGTGTTCGACGATATGACCTCGGCTGGCGGCATGTTCTATAACATGCAGGAGAAGCAGGGAAACACTCTCTACGGCCTATGGGCGAAGCTGGGAGACGCTGCTTCGGTGATGTATGATGAAATCGGTAACACCGAGAGCATTAACAAGGGTATGAAAGCAGGCATTCAAGCCTTGACCGACCTGATGCGTAATTGGCAGCAGATCCCACGGATGATGGCTTTTGCAGGAGCGGCAACGCTCGTATTCATAACACGGCAAAAAATTCTAAAACTTGAAACTGCCAAAGTCGCCGCTATTCAGGAAACATATAATGCGAGAATGGCTCGAACGAATATGCTTTTGTCATCAAGTTCAAGGCTTACGAGAGCGCATGGGTTTGCATTAGGGGTTCAGGCAAGAATGCTAAAGGCGGCTTCTACGGCGGCTGCGGCTTTCGGCACTTCACTTACCGCTATTCGCAGTGCGTTGGTATCTACAGGTTGGGGTGTATTGATAATGGCATTGGGATATGTTGCCGACAAATTGCTTTTTACCAAGACAAACGCGGAAAAGGCGGCTGATGCTATAAGTAAGATTTCAGAAGAAACCGCTACCGAGACCGCGAAATCCGTGCGTAACTTTGAGTATCTTGCGGATAAAGCCGTCAACGCGCCAAAAGGCTCAACAGAGCAGAAAGAGGCTTTGGAAGAGCTGGAGCGTACCTATAGCAGCATATTGCCAAAAGAGTTGCTTGAATTAGAGTATCTTGATAAGCTGAATGGCAAGTACGGCAGCCTGACAAATACCATACGAGAATATATCGCCGAGCAGCAGAGGCGCAAGGCTGTTGAAGAAATCGGGAATGTATATGGAGCGGAAAAGCAAAAGTATGAGAGAAAACTTACAGATTATTTCCGCGAAGAAGGTTGGACTGAGGGAGAGATTGCTCGTTTTTGGGAGAAATTCTATGACGTTGCTAAGGATAAGAGCAAGGGACTACAACAAGTCGTTACTGAATCTGTAAAATTTGCAGGTCGCGAGGGGTTTGAGGATGTATTCAAGCTGTTGCAGAATCAAAACAATTTAACAAAAAGTTGGGACAAGGCAAGCTATAAGAAATTCGGCGAATGGGGATTTGGTGTAAATGATGTGGACTTAATTGATATGCTCCGCGATGCGGTGCTTGAAGAAAACCAAGCCATAGAGCAGAACGAAGAGCGAACAAAAGCAGCACAAAGCGCGACTAATGCGTTTGCCGAGGCACAGGAAAAAGCAGCCAAAAGACTCAAAGAAGTAAGACTTGTAGATTCAAAGGGTGAAGCTGTAGATAGAGATTCTTATCTCGGAGGTCAAATGCTTGCGAACTTTGAAATTAAGGGTATGACCAATATCCTTAAAGAAGGTTTTACTCAGGCTGGACTTGTTTGGGATGCGGAATATGGCAACTTCATAAACCATATAAACGAGAAAACGCCGGAGTTAATAAGTTCACTTAATTTTGATGCGATTATCGACGCGATAATTAATGCACTGAATAATCCCGACTTAACAGAGACACAACGGCAATTTTTAGAGAATCTGTTATCGTTGGCACAGACGTCAAAGAAAAGGTATGAGGAAATTGTGCCCACTGACCCAATAGTAAGAGTTGCGCAGGCCCGCTTCAAACAAATTGCTCAATCCGCAGGAGGCTTCCGCGAACAATACAATCAATATCTGATGAAAGCGGGGGAGGACATGGCGACCTACAACAAGCGTCTTAAAGACTCATTAGAGGACTTAAAAAACCGTGTCAAGGCTCTGTTGCATACTCAAAAAGTTATTGCTAAAGCAGGAATCTTTGCAAAAATGCTTTATGGAGTATCGGCAGAGGAACTGCAAAAAGATATTGACGAGACTAACAAGACGATTTCGATTATAGAAAAAACTCTCTCGGAACAGCCTGACTACAGCAAACAGCCTGACCACAGCAAAAGCAAAAATAAAGGCTCAAAAGGCACCAAATCCGACCCGCGCCTGCAAATCCTCAATGAGATGGTGCAGCTCGCAGAGAAGCTGAACAAAGAATACTCAGATTGGGAGAAAAAAGTTGGCAGCACAAAGGCGTTGGAAAAAGTCAATGACACCTATGCGGAAACGGTGAAGTATGCCGAAAAGGTAGCCAAAGATGCGGGTATCACACTTCCTCACCTTAAAACGCCGACCAACGCCAAAGAACTGAACGAGTACCTTGAAGCCGTCCGCAAGGTGATGGAGTCCGCTAAAGGGCTGAAAGGTGGCAAAAAGGCGGCTATCGAGTTGGCTGTGAAGATGTCTAACAACGTATCTGCGGAAGACCAAAAGGCTATTGAGAAAAAAATAAAGACTCTTTCCGACCGCATCTCGCGTACTAAGACGGCGAAGGAGTTTTATGAGAAGATACTGGGGATGACGGGGGATGTGGAGTTGGCGGCGAATATAAGTCTGCAAATCTACGGAAGCACGGGCAAGGAGCTTTCAGAGCAAGTCAAGGAACAGTTCAGGCTTGCTTTTGCCACACTTGACAAACCCGACGTGGAGGTATCGGCGAAGATTGGTGACCTTATCGACAAAGGCCGCTATGAGGAACTGCGCGACTACATCAACCTATTGCCGGGAGATGCACAGAAAGCTGCCGAAGACCTCGTTAAGGCACAGCAGCAGATGAGCGTCAAGCAATACGAACAATGGCTCAAAGACCTTGAAAAAGCGAAGGACTATGCAGACAAGCGCATCGAACTGAGCCGATATACTGCCAATCAGATAGCGGAGATAGAGGAGCGCATTGCCAAACTCGACCCTGCGGCGGCGGACTATGAGCAGCAGAAAGCGATGCTTGAAAAGCTGATTGACGGATATAAGAGCCGAGAGGACAAGATGGGTTCAGAACTGGAGTACGAGCAGTTCAAGAACTCGGCGCTGTATGTGCAGGTGTTCGAGAACCTCGATAATGCGAGTAAAACCGCATTAGAGAATATGCGTAACCGCCTATTGGCTCTGAAAGACCAATGGAAAAACCTCAGCCCCGAAAAGGTAAAGGAGCTGACAAAGCGACTCGAAGAACTTGACGCGCAGATAGCGCAACGCAATCCGTTCAAGTCGATAGCCGACAGCATAAAGAAACTGCGCGAAATGCGCATGGGCGGACGCACGAAAGAGGGCGACGCACAGAAAGCGTTTGACGCAGAAGCAGACCGAAAAGCGGCGGAGGCGAAGATGCTTGCGGACGAAAAGGCATACGAGGCGGCTGTAAAGCAATATGGCGCGGAAAGCGATATTGCAAAAGCAAAACGCAAAATAGCCGACGATAGCGCAGATGCCTACCGAAGTGCGGAGCAAGCGGCAGACAGCGCGGCTGAAAACGCAGACGAATGGGAAAATGTTGCCGAAGCAATAAATGCCGCCAACCAAAAGATAGACGAGTACCAGCAGCAGATAAACGAGGCTCTTGATGGCATACGGAAGATGATGGAGGCGTTTGGCGCGTCGGACGAGGATATGCAGTTCTTTGACGATGTTGTCGGGTCGCTCAACGAGATTGTGGATGCAGGGCAGCAGGCGACAATGTCGGTTGCTTCGTTTATGTCGGGCAACATATTGGGAGGCATCACTTCGGGCGTGTCGGCGATAGGCGGCTTGGTGTCGGGATTCACAAATCTTTTCTCCGCCGGCAAGGTGCGCAAGGCCAACAAGGAAATCAAGCGTCAGCAGAATCTTTTGGAGCAGCTGCAATACACTTACGGACGACTTGAAGCGGCTTCTGACAAGCTCTTCGGGCGCGACAATCTGAACAACTACAACCAGCAGCTCAAAAACTTGCAGGCCCAGCAGGCGGCGTATGAGAAGCAGGCGGCAGCAGAGCGGAGCAAGGGGAAGAAGAAGGACAAGGAGAAAATCAAGGAGTATGAGAATCAAGCCCGCGATACTGCGGACAAGATAAAGGAGCTGCAGGAAGACCTTGTGGCCCACTTCACGGGGAGCAGCCGCACGGATGTGGCGCGGCAGATGGCGAAGAGCTGGATAGACGCGAGGGCGAGCATGAGCGACACCTTTGCGGCGATTAAGGGGGACTATGCCGACCTGATAAAGAACATGATTGTCGAGGGAGCCGCCGCAAGGGTGATTGAAAATGCGCTTACACCTGTATGGGACTCGATGGAGAAGATGCTTGCCAAGAACGACGTGCAGGGCGCTATTGATTCGCTTATCGGTGGCATGGACTCCGCATTAAACGCCGCCAACAACGGCATGGAAGTGCTGTGGAAAGCGTTGGAGGCGCGAGGTTACGATATGAAGTCACTGATAAGCAACACCGACAGCGAGTATTCGGGCATGGCCAAGAGCGTAGCCGGAGCGACGAGCGAGGAGATAAACAATGTGGCGGCGATAGGCAACACGCTCATGTATTACGCCTCCCCGATTCCACGCATTGACGAGAACCTTGCGAGGGTGGTGGCTATCATGGAGGGCAGAGGCACGGCATTACCTATGGCTTCGGGTGTCACTACGGGAGCGGTGGACTACACCGAAATGTTCACGACCGCCAATCAGCACCTTTCGAGCCTGCCACGGATGGAACAGCACCTTGCCGAGATACACACAATGCTCGGACGAGCGTTGAAGACTAAAGGCTCGACAACTGGCTTCAACACGTTCTTAAATTCGTAGTCGTGAATCTAAAGTTGTATTATAGATTCTATTGCATAATAGGCAATAAATAATTAACTTTGCGATATGGAAGATATGTGGCAAAAAGAGAAAGTCATTGAGATGGCAGACACCCGAATAATAAACTATTCGGGAAAGACGCTTTGCAATAATTATCGTAATCCGCTTGAACGTTGCGAGACGGCGGCACAGGCGATAAGGCTTTACAAGAACTGTATAAGCTGGGCGTTGCAGGAGCGCTACCCGACGAAAGAAGACCTACTTGCTTTTGCCCCAAAAGAAACGCTTGCCGAAAACGGAGTGTATATAAACATGACCTTTGACGGCGAGCGGATAGACAACCATATATGCTGTGTGTTCCTCGGATGCAAGGGTTGGATAAGCACGGGACTGAATGTTGAAAAGGCTATAATCCCCATGTTGTATCTTAGCGAGGGGAGCAACCTTAAGGTCAAGGTGGATGACGGACTCTTGCACGCGATTCCGGTTGAGTTGTATTACGGCAGCAAGGTTGGCGGCAATGTCAAAAGTCTGTCAGTAAAGGACTGCAACAGACTTACGGCAAAAGAGAATGTCGGATTTACCGAGAAAGAACTGAGTGTTGACCCCGATTTAGAAAATACCGATCTATGATAAACGTGCGCATAAAGATAGGCGACGGCGCGATAGAGGACACCTATGCCGCGCACAAGCTGATTTATATGGATGCCGACAACCGCACGGAGGCACCTATAAGGAAGCGCGACGTCACGAGCTACGCCGAGGAAGCGGGAGAGCATACCGACCCGCGCACGGTGCAGGACGCTTTCGACTACAAGGCGCAGTTCATCATTGACGGTCAGGATAAGGACTTTAAGCGCGTCAATTCTATCATAGCTGCATTTAACTCAAAGCTATACACGCAGGAGACGGGGAGCGACATCCGCACCTACAAGGAGGTGGCTTTCTACAATGACTTCAAGCCTTGCAAGATTGTCGGACTGCCCGAGCCGATTGCTGAATGTAAGGAGTTCAAGAAAAGCAGGAACGGATATGAGTTCGCGCAGGTAGAGTTTGTAATACATGTGAGCGACCCGACAAAGTGTAACTTTGAAAAATCAGTCTAACCATTTGAGCCAAGAGCCTTTGCTTTATGAAGCAGATTGATACCCGCAATAACTGAGCTTAATTTCCCGAAGATTGACGGGAAGCAATACGCCACGCTTACCCATGCCTCTGTTCCTTTGAACGACATGGGCGAGAAGACCATCACCACGCAGATAAAGATTGACGGCGAGATAGTGCCGGACTTCTCTTTTGACTGGGAGGTTGAGTTTCAGGGGGAGAAATACATCATGCCTCTGCGCATACCGCAGGGGTCGAAGGGTAACGACAGCCTCAACTCGACGATAGACCTCACATTTCAGCATTGGGCGATATACCAGCTCAAACGGTTCAATTTCACGACAATTCAGCAGATAGCGGCAGGGACGTATCTGCCAGACGAGGAGGTGGCGACAGTGAGCCTGAATCTCGGTGACTTATGCAAGCTTTTCGGGCAGGTGCTGGAATACTACTACGGCGGCGCGATAACGATAGACCTTAATCCTGCATGGCAGTATGACAAGACAGCGACGGTCATAACGATAAGCCACACGAAGATATGGAACGTGCTTATCGACGCTTTTTATAACAAGTTCGGCGTAAGGTGGGAAATCAAGCCCGCCGCCGATAACAGCAACACCGTGAAAGGGGGAGAACGGTATGTAATCCGCGTGGGCTACCCGACAACGGAGGTTGACCACATATTCGAGTATGGTTTTGACGGCGGATTGCTGAAGATCGAGCGGCAGGTGCAGAGCGAGGAGATAAGGAATGTGCTCAAAGGGCGCGGCGGAGACACCAATATTCCTTTCCGTTATTTCAAGAACACCGACCCGAACAACAAAGACTTCAAGCCCGACCCCGACTGGGTGGAGGAACTGAAAAACATATACTTCCCCAACCTTATGCCCGCGACATTCCGCAGCTATGTGCAGGGATGGAAAGCGGCGCACATCTCGAAATATCCGGGCTATACAGCAGTTGGCGAGAGCAACGCATACGCTCCGTGGGCTTACCGCAAGGGCTACACCGACACGAAATTTTCACCGGTGGAGTTTGTGGCGGATGAAATCACTATCAATCCGGCTACGGGCGACAAGCAGGTTGAGATACTTCCCGGCTATTCGCCATACGTCAAAAAAGGCTCGTCGCTCGACAAGTACGGGCCGCTCCCCGATACGCTCGACAACAACGAGGACATCTACCCTACACTGCAAGGCACGGGCATGGATATAGCAGTGGATGTGGAGCAGGTAACGGACGACGACTCGCAAGAATCGCCCATTGACGTAACAATAGCAAAGCTATCTGATTTGGTGGTGCAAATCACGCTGAATGGTCATGAACGCAAAACCGTAACGTCGCAACGGGCTTTCTTCAATGTGCCAACAGGGCGCACGGCCAACCTTATAGTGGACCCCGTAAGTGCGGGAGACGGGAGAGTGCAGGTGGAGGATTATCGACTGAACGTCTACAACAAGAAAGGGGAAAAACTTAGCGCATCCGGAATGGCAGCAGGCAGTTATTCCTATGAACTGGAGATGGACGTCTATAATACCGACACGGCATCGAGGAGTGCTAAAATAGGGACAAGGAACGCTCGGCTGCAGGATGCGGTGCTTGCTGATACAGCATCCGGCACATTCAAGATTTGGGTGCGGAATATATGGGGAAGTGACAGGCAGAATAATGAAACGGATTCGCAGTATTCCGAAAGGGTATGGAGACCCGTGCTCGGCGACAGAGAGGGGAACACGGCGAAGGTGATGTTCACGTCTGGAGCATTGGCGACGAGCGAGGACTACGAGTTTGCCATTGTTGGCTTCCCCGCCCCCGACACAAGCAAGACATGGACGGACGAGAATGGTGTGACATACACCTCCCATTGGCGCATAACGCTCGCCAAGAGCGACGCGGAACTGGAAGCTACAGGGCTATATGTACCCTCTACGCAGAAGCAGGGCAAAGCCGGAGACACCTTCGTGTTCATCGGCACGGAGATGACGCACATTCCGTATGTTGTGGATGCGGAAATACGCCTTGCCGATTGGGATAAAGACCAACTCGACGAGAAGAAAGAAATCAAGCCGACGGCGGTGGTGACTACCGACCGTGTGAGACTGAACAACGAAGGGAAGCCCGACGCGCTTATCAATCAGCTCCGCGTAGGCAATTCGCTGAGGCTTTTCGACAAGCGTTTCTTCAACGAGGAGGGCAAGACATACGAGACATTATACCTGCAATCCATCACCTACACCTACCGCGAGCCGACAAGCGATGACGCGGCATTGAATCCCGACGTGGAGATTGTACTCGGCAACGAGTACACGACATCGGCGAACCCCGTATCAATAATGCAGGGTGAGATAAGCGCTTTGCAGAGGCAAGTAGGGTCAATATCTAATATCAGTCAAATAGTAACAGCTACAGGTGATAAGCGGTATGCTCGAAAAGAATCGGGAATAACTGAACGCATAGGGGCTGTGTGGCAGATGTTGCGCTTTATGATGAGCGTGGGCTACAACGCCGACGCGCTGGGCACGGGATGGCGGCTGGGCCTCGACGACGACGGCCTCAGCTCCCTTACCGTTGACCGCCTCTACGTGCGCTACAAGGCCATCTTCGACGCGCTGGAGATACGCCGCATCACACATTCGGGCGGCAACCTGGTGCTTTCGCCGGCCGGCGGCATCATTACGGAGGTAACGCAGGCTTCCGTGTGCCTTGATGACCTTAAGCTGTGCGATGCTGCTGGGCACGGGTTGCTTGATGCCTCCGGCGCTGCGCTCACCGTCGTGGACCCTGCGTCGCAGGCCAACGTGTGGCGCTGCCGGCTGCGTCTCGCCGACGGGCAGGAAGCGGTAGTCAACGAGTTTCAGCCCGGCGATTTAGTGCGCTGTCAGACGTTCAACGTGGCTACCGGACAGCGTTCTTACTGGCGCCTCGTTACCGGAGTGGGCGCTGACTACATAGATGTTTCGCAAACCGATTGCCTCACCGGCTCCGACACGCCGATGGCCGGCGACCATATCGCCGTGTTCGGCTCGCGCACGGACGCCACACGCCGCAACGCCATCAGCATTGAGTCGAATGGCACGGGCTCGCCGAGCATAACCCTCTACCGGGGCATCAAGACTTACAGCACGGCTGGCTGCGACAAGACGGTCATCAGCGCCGACGGCTCCAAGTTCACCGGCGACTTCGTGGTGCAGGTGGAAGGGCGAGAGGTGCCATTAGCTCAATTCCTCGCCGACAGAATTAGCCTGAACGTATTGGCCCCCTCGCAGCAGCTTGTGGTGGACAACACCAAGTGCTCAACCACACCGGCAGAGGACGGCAGCGCCGGATATTACGAGCAGGGGATCCCGGCAAAATTCTTCGCCAACCTGCCCGGCGGCACATTGGTGGCGGTGGAGATAGAATTCGACGGACTGCATAACCCGCAGAACACCGTCGCGGTGTTGCTGACCATGGCGGGCAACGAGGATGTTATATATGAAGAGGTAGAGAACGACGGCGACCGGGAGACCCTGCGCTTTACGGATAAGATGCTTATATCAGTGGCCGATTATTGCGAGATCGATGGCTTCGACTTTGACACCTTCAACCTTACGTTAGCGGTCATTTCGCGGGCCAACGAAGCATTTGCCGTTACCGCCTGGCGCATCTACGCCTTGCCCCTCGCCTCCGGGTTGGAGAACACCGGCATAGACATAGTGCGTGGCAAGATAACCCTGAAGGGCGACACGGAGATAATCACCACCGACGGCAAGAGCGCCGCCCTCTTCCGCAACGGCAAGATAAAAGCTGAGTATGTGGAGGCTGAGAATGTCTCCGCCACGAGGCTGGAGACTATCCCCGAGAGCGCCACGGCGAAGGCTCACACCGTAATAGAGCACGGCAAGCAGATATACTACGACGACAGCGGCGTGCCGCGCCTCTTAGTACACAGCGGCCAAATCACCGACGGCAACAGCGGCAGCGGTGGGGTCGTGGTCGTGGGTGCCGTCGATGAAGTTATTCCGGCCTTCACACGCGCCGCTGAGGTAACGCTGCTCACTTACACCCCAACGGCGCTCAGCGAGATAGACCTCTCCGCCCTTACGCTCATCATCCGCGGCACGCTGGCAGTGGGAGGCATGCCGCTGCCCGACTACGGCAACGGGCCTTATTACGGCAACGTGGAAGTAGTCATCTACGACGGCGAGCGCACCATAGCGCAGCGCACGGTGGCTATCACCGCACCGGGGGCTCTCACCCTTTCCCTCTCAGGCTTCGGCAAAGCAGTGCTCGACAGCGGCACGTCGCACGCCATCAGCGCCGAGGTGCGCGTAAACAGCGCCATGGTGTTCAGCAGCTCATGGAGGCTACAGGCGCCCGTTGTGACGCTCCCCGTGGGGCATTTCGACACGTCCACGGAGATAGCAGCCAACGGTGCGGTGCTCCGCTCAGGGGCTAATTACGCACGGGTGCTCCCCGATGAAACAACCCTGCGCTGCGGCGAATATATGCTGCGCGTCTGCGCCGACGGCATACAGGTCAGCAACGACGCAGGCGGCACGTGGGAGATTTTATGGTCATAACAACAAATCACAAATATGTCAGATAACAGTTATCAATTAGCGAAGCAAGGCAGTGAGATTGACAGCATTTTGGCAAACGCTGCGGCTGACCACAACAAAATAGGGGCTGCAAGCGGTATTGCGCCATTAGGAGCTGACGGGAAGGTGCCTGACGCAAACTTGCCGAGCTATGCGCCGTTGGGCGCTGACGGGAAGGTGCCGGCGGCGAATTTGCCCGACAATGACGCGACGCTGCGCTTTTCAGCCGTGGAGAGGGTGGCAGGAGCAACCATCAAAGACGGCACGGCAACAGGGTCTTTTGAGGTGGTGTGGCTCGACAACCGGGCGTTGCCCACATCTTACACGTATTATTCACCGCCGACAACGGAGGAGAAAGATCTTTCGGGCCGCTTTGTGGCGAAGCCGAGCGGCATACCGTTCACCAAGGCCAGCGGCGGCCCCGTGTCGACAACGACGTATTACAGCAACTGGAAAGGGCGCGACACATTCTGTGACTCAGCAGGCAAGCCGCGGAAAAACCGCCTCTACCTTTGCACAGCCACGGGCAGACAGTACGACAAGTTCCCCGGCAACAAAATAACGAGGGGCATGCGTTGCATTGCCGCGCCGCCGATGGACGCGAAGAAGGCCCTGTTAGCAGACCTGTGGGATGAGGCATGCTGCAACGACGGGGGGGGGGGGGACACGGCCACACGCACCGTGCACGGCCACTACGACCCGGACACCGACAAGTGGCTGCTGAACGGCCTGACGCTGGGCTACGACGAGGCGATAGCGGTATGGTATGCCGGTACGCCGCGAAATTACGACGCGACGATGTTCTACGGCGGACAGCACACCATACGCACCAACCTGCCGCCGCGAGTCGACCAGTCCAACATGGTGAAATTCCAACAGGCTTTCATCTGCTGCTCGAATATGGAAGTCGCAAACATAGGATCCGCAAATACTTGCAACAATATGTTCTACGCCGTTCCGAAGCTCAAGAAAGTCATCGGGACAATGTTCGGCGGGGGTAACCCTGCACCGTATTTGACATGCCCCGTCGAGGAGATGCACTTCGGATGGTGGGGTACCTCCACTCAAGCATACGACCTGCGCAACCTGCCCAATCTCAACGCCGACAGCTTACAATGGATGGTGAGCAACGCGCAGACAACCACACAGGGCACTCGCACCGTTACCCTCCACGCTGACGCCTACGCACGCCTTACCGACGACATGAAAGCCCTCGCCGCAGAGAAGAACATAACCTTTGTCTCCGCATCATAACATAACAACATACATCATGCAAATCACAGAAAAAACCGTAACGCTGCGGCGCATCGTCGCCGCCGAGGGTCATTGCCTCACGCAGGCAGACCCGAACACACCCATCGCTGACCGCACCTTCGGCTCGGAGATAACTATGGCCGCCACCGACGACCCCGCCAACTGGAAGGAAATAACCACAGCCGAGGCCGACGAGCTGAAGCAAGAACAACTTAACGCTTACCAAAACACTTAAACATCATGACACAGAAATTATGCAACGACCGTAAAGGTTACGACAAAATCTTCCACCTGGCTCTGAGCTTCGGGCTCGGCTGCGTACTGGCCGGGGTGTTCAGCTTCGTGCCATTCTCGCCGTGGCTGGCCGCGCTGTGCGTGTTCGGCCTCACCCTGGTCGCCGACTTCATCGGCGCACTGGTCTCGACGCCCATCGCCTACTTCGCCAACTATTTCACCGAGTAGCGCCATGGAAATCCTGCTCAGACGCATAGCCCGGCGACCGACTTACACAATCGGGCGCCTCTACATCGACGGTCGTTACTTCTGCGACACCGTGGAGGACACCGACCGCGACCTCAACCGCAACGGGCGCTTCGACAACGGCGAGGCCAAGGTCTACGCGCAGACGGCCATCCCGAATGGCCGTTACCGCGTTACCATGAACGTGCGCAGCCCGAAGTTCAGCTCTCGCACGGAATACAACTGGTGGCGCGTTAATGGCCGTTACGGCTACCTTCCGCGCCTGCTCGACGTTCCCCACTTTGAAGGCATACTCATCCACGCAGGCAGCAGCGCCCGCTCCTCGGCGGGCTGCATCATCGTGGGGCGCAACACGGTGGTGGGCGGCGTCACCGACAGCATGGCCACCTGCAAAAAACTTTACCCGATACTTAAAGCCGCCGCCGACCGCAACGAACAGATATGGATTACAGTAAGCTAAGAATTTTCGCCGGGGCAATTTGCCTCTTAGTGCTGATGCTCCTTTGCGGATGCACGCACAAGGTCTATATGCCGGTTGAGCGCACGGTGGTGCACACGGACACGCTGCGCCTCTTTACCGCGCGCGTCGATTCCTTCTACCTTCACGACTCCACGGTCATCATGCAGAGCGGCGACACGGTGCGCATCACGCGTTACCGCGACCGCCTGCGCAACCGCCTGCGCGTCGATACCATCTACCGCGCCATCGGCGACACGGTGCGCGAACCTGTCCCTTACCCGGTGGAGCGCAAGCTGACGGCATGGCAGTATGTCAAGCAGGCAGCAGGCGGGTGGGCAATGGGGGCGCTTTTCGCCGCTGCGCTCGCCGCCGTCATTATCTGGATAATAAAGAAAAAACGACGTAAGTAATGGATTGGCAAAATTTACTCATCGGCATTTTGGGCATCGGCTTTGTGGGTGACATACTCGCCCACTGGCTGCTGCCCTCGCGGCGCCGCAAAGACAACGCCGGCGCCGACATGGCCGAGGCCGATGCCGACAAAGCGGAGGTGGAACGCCTTCACCTGCAAATTGAGCATCAGCAACAGAGCCTCGATATCTACATCAAGCTCGAAAAGGATAATGCCCTGCGAATCGCCGAGCAGAACAAGACGCTCGACGGAAAAACAGAGCAGATACGCAAACTCACGGAGCAGGTCATAACCTCCGAACATGGCCGCAACGCCGACAAGGAGGAGATTGCGCGGCTGACCGCCGAGAACGGCAGGAAGGACCTGCGGATTCAGTATCTTCTGCAATGGCGGTGCGAGAAGCCCGTGTGCAACGACCCCGACGGGCGAAAACCCCCGAACAGCAAGCTGAAAGGACAGAAGTTTAGGATGCCGGAGTGAGGGACGGCAGGTATAAACAAAAAACCCCCGGCTACCCTTTTTTTAATGATAGTCCACCACGCCCTTGACTTCCACACACTTTTCAAGCACCTCGATATACTCGATATATTTGTTCTGGAGATAGCCTTCCATCGTCGGGAGGATTCTGTCGGCGTTGTCGCGGAAGTCTTTCAGTAGCTTTTCAGCTATTACATAGTCGAAGCAACCCTCATTGTCGGCGAAGTAGAGCATTTCGGCGAAAGGCGCGTCAAAAGCTATTCCTCCGTTATCCATTGCTTCGAGCGTTGCGTCATAGTTCTTGTCATACATTGCCTGACAGATGCTTTCGCGGAAGTTTCTGCTAAACCCTCCGTAGGTCATGCTGAAACGCGGCTCATGGTAATATTCGGCCTCCCAATAGCCTACTTGAAACTTTGTGAGATGCTTGATTGGCGAGAAGTCGAGCGAATAGACATAAGTCCAGTCGTCGAAGTTTTCGGGCTCTTGTGTGCCGAGGAATTTTGTCGGCTTCCTTACGTTGATGTCTAATCCCATATCATTTTGGTTTTATACCTTCTGGGTCTCCTTCCTCATTATTCCATCAGCAAATCGACGGCACTTGTTTGCCAAGACTTTAACACAAAGAGCCATTGTATCAGTTATTTTCATCTTGGCACCGAATGTCTCTGCAATATCCATACACAGCACGGATATGAGGAAACAATAAGGGTCTTGTTTACGGCTGCACGGCTTGTTGATGCGCTCGGCGATGACTTTATCCATGTTCTTATCAAAGTCTTCAACGAAAGTGAGTATCATGCGGACGAGTGTTACCCGAGCTGGTATTTCAATATGCGGATTACCAATATACTGCCTGGCTGCCTCGTTGGTGAAAGTACACCAGCACTTGAACAAATCAAACTCAACCGTCTTACGCAGACGTTCAAGATAATTTTGGTATGCGTACCAGGATTCGCCATAACTCGCCCGCAGCTCGTTATTATACTCCTTAATGCAGCTGCGCATCTCTCGGTTGTGGCGTTTGAACTCGCTGATACGGTGGTCGCGGCAATAATTGATAAACCCCTCGGCTTGTTCAAGCGCAAGCGCTGTGAGCATCTGGGGAATAAAATTCATCATCACCGCTTCACGGGCACCGAACAGCCTGACGCATTCATCGGATGTAAGGGCCTTTTGGGTCTGAGGCTGCGGCTTCTTGATGTTGATACCGAAGGTTTCTGTCGGTATCGGGGTAAAGAGCATCGCGTCAGGAGCGATGCTCATATTAGCCAGCAGCCCTTTGTCTAAGGGTGGTAAATTGAAATTTGACATTGTGCAAAATTTAGGACGGCCCCGACTATGCGCCCGAACCGTCAGTTGACATACTCCCACGACTGAAGTCGTGGGCTTTCCCGCTTATCTTTTGTAAATTTGTAGTTTTTTTGAATGGTGTATCTCGGTTGCCGGTTGGTCCAAGCCGACGTCAAAAATACTTCCCTTTGATTTTCTTCCACTGAACATAGACCGCATCAAACGACCTGCCAAGGACCAGTGCGGCGGTGCGGTAGCTGATGCCGGAATACCTCATTTCGCGTAACCTGCGATTCTCTTCCATAGTCCATTTGCGTATGTTTCTGATGTTGATGCCCAGTTCATTCCGCCTATGTCTGATGCTTGATTGCGTCCTTTTTAGCTCTGCTGCCATCTCGCAGTCATCGAGCCCTTCGGAATACAGGCGCCGAAGCGCCGCTTCCTCTGCTTCAGTCCATTCCCTTCTTTTCATTGCTTTATTATTTTTATACCCATGCGCCGGGCGAACTCATATTCTATGTTGCATCCGCGCGACTCTTCCCAGCCTTCGCACAGAATGATGGCATCGCAGTCAGCCAGCGCCCGCAGGTCGCAGCAGATATGGTCTTTCCATGTCGGGTTCTTGCCGGCGTATGTGTTGAACGGCGATACGGGTGTATGCCCCACGCGGCTCAGTCGCGCTTTCATCAGGTCTGCCTCGTTGCGGGCTTCCTCCAGTGATCTGCCGCTGATGGGCAGTGATATGTATATCTTCATTATTCTACGTTTATAAAAGCCCTTCGTATTCCTTTGCTATTTCTCGTGCTTTACTTAATTGGGAAGCCATATCCTTGGCCGTGGAGAATCGGTCAAACCGAGCAAAGGCTACACCCGAACAGGTGAGATAAAAAAAGCCGTTGCGCTCAGTTACGTAGAAGGCATGACTAAGCCTTTCGCTCATTTCCTTGCGATGCCACTGCTTGTATGATTTTCGCCACGAGCATGCGATTTTGAGGGGATTTAGAGTTAGTTTCATGGTTTGTCTACTATAAAATAGTGTTTGTAGTTTCTTATGTTTCGAGGCGTATTCGCTCCTTTTGCGGAGTATTTTTTCATATACGCCACCGATTCCTTGCAGGCTTGTACGATATCCCATTCTTCCTGGGGCGTGAACGTCCATCCTCCAAGACTTGGTGGGCAGTTGCTTTTGTGAGTTGTTTTCATGACGGTTTTGTTCGGTATGAAGTGTCTTTGAACACTATTACATGAAGCATTTCGTTGAAACGGTCGGCCACACGGTCGCCATATTTGGAGCGGATGGTAACTGTGTTTTCATCTTTGCTGTTGGCAATAAGATTGGTGGTGATGAACGTAAACAACTGTTTGTTGTAACGGTGTTCTATGAGTTCCACGACAGGCGTGATAATGTCTCCATAATCGCGCTTCTCCAAAGGTTCGGTACCGAGGTCATCAATAGCGAGCATCGGGCTGTTTTTGATTTTCTCAAAGCGGTCGGTGTTGGAGGATAGCTGCACTATTTCCCTTGCCCGATATGTCGTCAGGCCAGGATGAAAATTCGGGTCAACACTTGTCAGAAAAGTAAAATGACCCAATCCATTGAGCACGTTTATTGCCCGTCTGAAAGCATATAAGAGCGTCGTCTTGCCGTTTCCACAAGTGCCGCATAACATTACGCCAAATTCGGGGACCGGCTGGGTTATGTAGGAAGTAAATCTAATCAGATTGTCGGTGGTGTTGTCGTCGAGGATGAACTTCCGGTGTCTCTTCTCAACCTCAAGCCTGTAAGTTGCCGTAAGCAAGTCAAGGGCTTGTTGAGGGGTCAGGTTAAACCTAAAACGCCCCGCCGTAATCTGATTCGGTGAGATTGCCGACATTAGTTCCTCGACGTGCTGAATATTTATCCGCAGATTGCTGTTTGTCAGTTGCATATTGATTTTTTTGTTTCCATCTGTTTTCCCAATTGCGCATTGCTGCTTTCCAGTCTTTCATCGGCTGACTGCCTACCTTCCATCCTCTGGACTCATTCCAGTCTATGAAAGTATCAGCGTTGCCCCAATGGAATCCCATTTTGTCGATGTAAGCCTGTGCTTCTTCGCGTGTTGGAGGAGTAAATTTTGTTGGTTTGGATTGCATTGTTATTGCGTTAGATATTGCGTTAACTTTGCGTTGCTTCTTGCGTTGCTGGTTGTTCGTTAAGTCAATGTAACACTCATAATCACAAATGGTTATAAGCGTCCGGTGTTGCGTTGCTTCTTGCGTTGCTGTTGCGTTGACGGTTGCGTTAGCCGTCAATTTGGCAATAGCAGTTCGCAACACTTGATAGCCTATGCCGATTTCGTTGGCAAATCTCCGGATGCTTATTGTAAGCTGTCCGTTTTCATCGGCCCTTTCAAGCAGGCAAAGGAATATGCCGCGATGCAAGGCCGATGGAATTTTTTCAAGCGCCGAACGCGGCAGTCGGATATATTCGTTCATTGCTTTTTAATTGGTTTGACGAGATGTTTATTTACTCATGCCCGCTGCCTGTGCGGACATAGATTCCAGTCTTTCTATACAACCAAGCATCGACTTGCACAGGTTGCTGTCAATGATGCTCATTACATTCATTTGTCGGATGTAGTCGCAAACTCGTTTGAGTGTGGCTTCTCCGCCTATTATGTATGCTGTTGCGAGACAGCGGCGGTCAAATGCACCGTCCTTTTCTGCTCCGGCCATGCCATCGGCATATTTGACTCCAAGGTCAGCGATAAGTTGATGATAGAGATTTTCCATGTTGACAGTTGTTTGATTTTTATATCACGCTGTTTATGGCAGCGTGGTGATGAGGTGGCGCCTTATTATTGACAAAGGTATTTATCCATTTGCTTAAGGTCTTTCCTCGCGAGTCGGAGAGCGTTGATGGTACGGGTGTCCGACGGGTCGGTCCCGACGTTTTCTACAATTCTTTTCAGGTGTCTACGCCATCCGACGATAAGATACAAAGGTACTTCTGCTTGCATATTGATGTTTTTTTTTGAGGAAAACGCTCCATATCCTCCCGGACCGGGAGCGGTGAAATTAACCTAACTCATAGAAGAATATAATGAGCGGAAGTGCGGGGAGTCGAACCCCGCGTCTCCTTGCTTCGCGCTCTCTTGCGCGGGGATTGAAACCTAAATTCCTATCTGTTGTCGCCGTTGGAATCTATCACTCCGCGAGCCTTGCGGTCGGCGAGCTTGTCAAGATTCTCACGGGCGACTTCTTCAAGAGTCCAGCCCATGACCTTGCAGAGTCCGGCGAGTTGCCAAAGACAATCTCCGGCTTCCTTGCGGAGGTCGGCGATGTCGTTTCGGGTCAACATTTTATCCGCTCCGTCGCAAAGCCGGTTGTCTACAATCTCTGCTTTCTCCTTGCGGATATGCTTGGCTATCTTGGAGGCAAACTCGCCTACTTCGCCGACAAGATTCAGCATCATATAGGAAAAGTTATCGCACGAATCCATGCACGTTGTCATGGCGCGTCGCTGATACTCATTCAGGGTCAGTTCTTCGTTCATTTCGCGGCCTCCACTGAGAGTTTGCGGTACTGCTTGAACATCTTTTCAAGTTCCAGGGTGTTTTTACGCGCCCGCACTCCGGCAGCCTTGTTTCCGTTGAGGTTGTCCTCCATATTCTTGTTGAGGACGAGTTCTGTCTCCATGATTTTCTTTACTAATTCTTTCATTGTTGTCTATTTTTGATGATTAACTTTCTGTATTCGGTTAATATTTTGTTGAACAGCCCGGTCTTGTTGTAGCCGCAGCTCTTCGGTTCGGGGCAGATACCCCCGCGATAGACGCACTGCGGAACCAGGTGCTTGTAAAGGTCGGGGTCTTGCTCCTCGACAAGCTCGCATATTTGCCCGAAAATCTCGCGGGTTTCGGGGGATGCCTTTGCACACAGGCGTTTGTGCGCCATATTGATAAGCGCTTCGGCATTGGCGATGAAAGCGAGGTCGGTAGGGGCGTAGCGGTCGAAGTGATTAGGAAGGTCGTTAACCCTACCGCATAACTCCTCTGTAACATCACCGCAATCCATATCGAATGCGTTCGCAAGTCCATTGGCTAAGTCCTCACACTCCTTACGGAAGTCGCATCCGCCTCTGTCTGTGCGCTTGCTCCGCTGAAAGAACTGAACGCCTACGTGACTGCGGACGAGTTGTGAAACCACGAATAAAGGAATCTCGCGGCACTCGATCCAAAAGAGCTGCGTGCGAATCGGGGAGTGCTGATAGGCATACGCTTTTGCGAGGCTCATGTGGCTGTCGCGTCCGGTGGTGAAGCTGTTGGCCTTCCGCAGCAGCTCCACGTTGGTGAGTTTCTTAACCGTTATGTTCATCGGGATAATAGAACTGAATCATTCTGTTAAGTGTGTGCATGGCTTTGAGCAAGTCTTCCTTGCCGTTCTTTTTCGGGAAACGACAGGTATAACGCACCACGTTGAACTGCATCGGCGTGAGCTTGTTGCGCTCGGCAAACTCGTACACGTCAATCTCCATATCCTTGTAGTGCGTCCCTCCCACCTGTTCTGTCGGAGCTTCGCAGACGGCGAACACGCCGTATCTTGGTGTTTCCTTGCTCATCGTACCGCGCTTTTAAACTCGGCTGCCGGCTTGAACTTGACTCCACCGTGAGCCGGAATCACTATCGTCTTGCCCTTGATGATGTTGCGGGCCCTCCTCTCGGCCTTGACGATATTCTCAAACGTGCCGAAGCCGCGCAGGTAGACACGCTCCTTGTTGGCTACCGATTCCTTGACAACCTCCATGAATTTTTCAACGGCTGTCTTGACGGCACTGGATTCGATTCCGGTCGCCTTGCTGATTTCTCTTACGATTTCTTTTTTTGTCATATTTGTATAAGTTTATTGGTTGCTGAGTTTTGCTGGATATACGCCCATGTAGGGGGTCTCGGCCACGCTTATTATCTCAAAATCGGCCATTGTGCCTTTCATACCGCCCTTGAAACTCTCCACCGCGCTGTCGAAGTTATTGGCCTGAACGAGTATCTGCGTGATTGAACGCTTCTCCACAGCCGTCTTCTCATCGATGGTGATAAACGCGACATTCACCAGATAGAAGCGGTCGGCGTTCTCGTTGAAGAAAATCTCGCTGATTTTCGTTTTCTTGACTGCCTTAACGGTAAACTCACCGCTGATATACGGGGTCAGCTCCTCGATTGTCCGCTCCTCTGCCTCCGTGAAACTGAGCGCATCAAACAGATTCTTTTCCGTCCCTTTCTTTACCGCGCCGTTCTCCATCATCTTGTCAAAGGAAACGGTCGTCTCAAACCATAGTGCCATAGTTTACTCGTTGAAAAGGTTAGCGTCTTTCACTTCGCCGGCTTCCACATCCACGGCTTCGACTTCTTCTACTGCGTCCTCGTCGAAAGATTTTGCCGACGCGCCTTTAGTCTTGGCTTTGCTTTTTCGGAACGGTGCCATAAGTTCCTCAACCGTAGTGTCACCGTCCTTGAGCGACTGAGCGAAGCCGAGCAGCAGCGCAATCTCATCAGCCTGTATCTGATTGACGGTGTGCTTGCCGCAGAGCTTGATTACTTCCTCCTCGGTTATGCCGTAGGTGTCCGTAAAATGCTTGATTGCTCCGTCGCGGCGTTTGATAAGTTTTTCCTCGTCGGAGAGGTCGCCCGTAATGAGGTGCTGTGCGGCTTTGTATGCCTTATCGGTTATCGACTTCGGCACAATCCCGAAAATCGCGTTGCGGTAGGCTATCGAGTTGGCCGCATTACCGGTTACGGTAATCATATCATCCGAGAAGCGATTGCCATTGCGTCCGATGATTGAGCGACGCACCTCAAACGATACGGCATAGTTGTTTTCCAAATCCCATGCAGTTCCTCGTGACACAACCTGCTTATCGGTTATCTCAACCACCTTTGCCTCCGCGCGGAGGTTTCCGTACTGCTGGGCTATGATTTTGGCGAGGTGTACGGACGGCCCGGTGATGGGTTTACCTCCGCGAGGAAGGGCATAGCCACATGACTGCGCCGTGTCCTTATCCATTGTCGCAATTGCCACGGCGTTGTTGGCGCAGCGGCTTATCGAGCGCGGATATTGCTTTGCCGTGCTTACCTGAATGTCGATGTTGGCACGTTCAGCACGGTCGAGCGATGCGACAAGCTGCGCGGGATTGGGGGCTTCCACTTGAAGCACCTCGTAGCCTTTGATTTCTTCCATTGTTATTCTTAGTTAAGTTGATTAAAATTCTTCAAAGTATTTCATTGCGTACCAATAAGGCACGGCGGGTTTCATTATACGTGTGTTGCCGTCGGCTTCGATTGTGTTTTCAGCTCCCGGCCATTCGTTGTTCTTCACACATTCTGTATGTAGGTCGAGGAGCTTCTTAAACTCCAGCGCACCGACACCGGGCTTGACAAAATCCTCGTCGGGGAAATACTGATAGCACCATTCGGAAATGTCGCACATAACCGCGTCAAACGGCTCTGACTTCTGTACGAAAACAAGTATCGGTGTGTACCACTTTTTTTCGATTTGAAAAATTATCCACTGATACATCGCAAGGCTCACATCGTAGCGGTACTTGATTATCTGACGCGCTATGCTGTCCTCGTCAAGCGAGTCAAGGCTGCATGTTTTCCAGTCCACGATTTTGTTTGTCGTCAGCAAATCGGGGCGCACTTTCAGCTTTAAGCCGTCCTCGGTTTCGTAGAAATAGCTTACCTCTGTAGCTTTCGCCCATTTCAGTAGCTTGCGGACTTGCTCGGAGGTTGCGCCGCTTTTGCACCACAGCGAATGGCACATATCATAGGCAAGGTTAAGCTCCTCCTGAGTGGCGATAATCAAGTCTGCATTTTCTTTCTCAAAATTTGCGTAAGCCTCTAAATATGCCTTGGTGGTTTTGCCGAAAGGTTGACCTTTTGGATTTAATGGCGGCTCAAACACTGCGTAATTGAATCTCCAATCTATTACAGCGTCCCATTCACCGTTATGTTCTGCCATACAAGCCATCAAGTCGTGGAACAGCGAGCCGAAGCGTAGGGCGTCGGACTTTTCCTCAAAGGGATTATCAAGAGCGAACTTCGCTGCTTTCGGGCTTTTCAGATAGAGCTTTAACTGACTGCTCGAAAGGTAGTCGCTGTACGGCTTTTCGTGGTGATAGGCTTCATTTGAAAGCCCGTGTATTACATTCTCCATATCACATCTTGATTTTGCCCTCGCGCTCCCATTTCTTTGTGAGCTTGCAGAGGGAATAGCCGCAGGCGAACATCAGCATGACCGCATAGATGCGGATTTCGATGAACTCTCCTATTGTGTTGTCTGTCTCATCGCAAAACATACACAGTGCATAGAAGCATCCGGCGAACAGCGTGTACAGCACCCATTGCCGCCAGTTGAGTAATTGTTTCATGTAGTTGTTGTTTGATCGGTTTCAAAAAAGCCGGGGCAGGGTGTGCCAAACTTTACAGAGTCACCGCCTATGTATGGTGACGCTTCGCCCCGGCTGTGAGGTGGTAGTCGAAGATCTCTTTGTTGCCGCAGCCGGATTTGAACCGGCGACCTACTGTCGAGGGGATTAGGCTCGCAACTCCGCGCCTCTTGTGGTTGCGATTATATGCGCTGCCGTTCCTTGCTGTCGCTCTGGCCTGACTGAGCTATGCGGCTTCCGTTATATATTGAACCCTCATAGACCGCTCTTGCGGGTCGGGGTTGAATATGCGTTATTTACTTTGCTTTGATTCTATGGCTCAAAGCATAATGCCTCAGTCCGTTTCTGCTCTCGGTGGACTTGTCGCACCTCACGCTTCATCGGCCTTCCGATAAGCGAAATTCCAATATGTCATTGTGCGCTCTTGGTGATTGCGTCCCTTTGGCTCTGAGGCTCTATCGGCGGTCGCGTTCCGTTAAAGTTTTATGTGGCTTATTACATCGCCGCTGTTGCAGAACCATTTGCCTTTCTGCTTGGCTGTTGGCTTCTCCATTCGGATTTTGCCCTCTCAGACGAGTTTTTCAAGCCGATATTCACCGCCGACGAGTTTTGCCACAGTCGCCTTGCTGAACGTGATTCCGAGCCTGCGGAACACGAAGCTCACCAAGTCGAACTGGTAACGGTCGGATATGTCGGTGTTGTGTTTCATTGTTATTCTTTTATCAGTTCTGCGATATAGACTTTCTTTCCTCTCGCCTGATAGCAGATTTGAGTTGTCACTACTTTCCATCCGCTCTTTACAAGTCGTGCGATGTGGCTGTCAAGCTCTTTCTGTCCGCCGTAGACGAGTTTCTTGCGGTTAGGGGTCATATTCAGAATGGTGCTATACCGGGAAATGCTCTTGCGAAATCTTCATCGACATTTTTGCCGATTAATATTGCAAGCTGACGAATCAGCTTTAGAGCATCTTTATTCGACAAGGAAATCACAACGGTATCTTCGCTTGGCATGAGGTCTGTGTCATATTCACTCACGTTGTTAATTACGATGTCAATACTATCCTCACCCCTGTGATTCCCATTCTGAAACTTCTCCGCTTCGGGCTTGCGCGATTGGAAGATGCACTTGTAGAGGTTGGCTTCGTTGATGTAGGTCATTGACTGAACGCCTCCTGCGGTAAGGGTATCGGTAATAGCGACCCCCTTTGAGGATAACCGAGTTTTAACATCGCTCGGATTTTTGAGTTCAAGAGCCTTGCATACGTCAGCAAGACAGAACATCGGCTTATCATCTTCCGATATAGTTATCCTTATCTCGCCGAACTGCGGGTTACTGAAAATCTGAATGTCGGTCATACTTGCAGTCATTAAATCCCCGTCCGCACTACCACAGTAAGGGTTACATTGGATTTTGAAATCTTTACGGATGCGCCTCGGTCGCCCATTTCGGAGCGAGCCTGCTTCGCGGTCTCAAATGCCGAGTCCACTTCGGGCGCGTTGTCGCAGGGAACGACAATCATGTCCTTTGCGAGCATCGCCTTAACTTTGTCTTTGCTTAGTTTTGCCATTATTCTTTCCTAAAGTTGAATTATTGATTTTTCTTTCTAAAAGTCTGGCAATGCAAAAGAGTATAACTAACTTTGCGATTGAGGTTTATATGTAAGATAGCTCCGAAAGCTATCCCCCTTTGCTTTTGCCTTACTGTTCCTGTCTTTCAGAAACACTGCAAAGGTAATAACAAAAGTGATATGTTCCAAATTATCACGTTATATTTAACATTGATTAACATTTAAGGAAAGAATAAAGCAGGCTGAAATGCTTGGGATTAACCAATCTCAAATATAATAAATTTAGAGGAGAATAAGACCCGTGTCTGCAAATTACCGAATTGCCCACCCCAATTCAAGAGTCTCGCTGTTGATGACGCCCTGCGTTTGCTATCCGAAGCAAAAAAGCCGTTGCGAGGATGCACACGCAGAGGCGAGGATTGAGGCGGTAACGCAGTGGTTAACGCAAGCCTAACGCAATATCTAACGCAGTTATTGGCTATGTATGGCACTGATAAATAGGTGTTTATAATCCATAATAAAAACACTCTAACGCAACCCACAACGCAAGCCTAACGCAATATCTAACGCAGTTATTGGCTATGTATGGCACTGATAAATAGGTGTTTATAATCCATAATAAAAACACTCTAACGCAACCC